AAAACTGAAAGTCCGGATTTGAGCTTTGATGATTCCTATTATACAATTAATGATGAAGAGGAAGAAAAAGAAACAATTAATATAGAAGACCTAAAATCATTGATAGGCAATATGCAGAGGGAAAAATCAGATCTAGAAGTCAAATTAATGGAAAAGAAACCACACTTAGTGAAGTTGATTAAATCCAAGTTGCAAAATAACAACCCTAAGATAGTTGCTTATTCCATTAAAAAAGCTGGTGCACCAGACGAATTAATTAAGTCTGCATCAGAAGAAAATATTCCTGACATATCAGAGGTGAATTTTCTTGTAGATAAGGAAAATGAGTTTTTGCAAAAGGTTGCAAGCTATGGTAAAATTAAGTCGAGATTAGATGAATTGAACGAACGTTTAGAAAAAGCTGCTGGTATTGCCCTGCAGATGGCTAAACACCCACTTAAAACTATGGAAGTTGCATCACTTGTAGGCGAGACCAAAAGCAAAAGTAAAAAGCATTATGATAAGATAAAGAATAAAAAAACAGATAATCCTTTCGAGGTGAAAAAGTCAAAGCACCCCGGAACTAGATTATACTCTTAAAAGGAGGTACATATGACTCAGGAAGAATTAGATATGATTTTAAATGCTGGTTTGGAAAAGATTGCTTATGAAGAAGGACTTAATGACTATGCTGACTCTTTAGAAAAAGTTGCTGGGGTACATGGTGTAGACGCTGTGGATTTACATGACTTTTTAGAGAAGGTTGCCGAAGAAGATGTTGAAGATCCTAAATGGAAAAAATGGGGTCGGAGAGGTGGAATTGCTGGCGGAGTTGCTGGCGGAGTTCCAATGTTAGTTTCAGCTTTAAAAGATTCAGATTTTAATGTTGGCGAAGCTATCGGTGCAAGTTCAATAACTGGAGCAGGTGGCTCTCTTGCAGGGAGTTTAATAGGGGCGGGGGCAGGTGCACTCCAACCGAAGAAAAAGAAAAAAGAAGCATCTATCGATGACAACACTTTAAATTATTTATTTGAAAAAGGTTTAGAAGCTTTAACTGAATAAAAAACAAGGAGGAATACAAAATGAATTTAACACAAGAAGAAATCAATATGGTATTAGAAGCAGGTTTAGAAAAGGTTGCTTATGAGGAAGGTCTTAATGATTATGCTGATTCTTTAGAAAAGGTAGCTGGAGTACATGGTGTAGATGCTATGGAACTGCATGACTTTTTAGAAAAGGCTGCTGAAGAGCAAGAAAATGGCGGAATGTCTAAGAAACAATTAGCTGCATTGATTGGTGGAGGTGCTGGTGCTGCAGGTGCTGGCGTTGCAGGCAAAGGTGTTTATGACTTTGTTAAAAATGCTCCTGAAAGTGTAGGAACAAAAGCAGCATTAAAAGAAGCTCTTAAAAATCCAGGTAATATGGCAGCAAGAGGTGGAAGAAGTGTTGCTAGAGGTGCTAAAAATGTAGCCGGCTTTACTGGCGACGCTGCTAAAGCTGGTGCAGGTGCTTTGGGTTCCGCTGGTAGTTCTGCTCTACAAGCTCTCAAAAACAACAAAGGTAAAGCTGGATTAGGTGCCGCTGGATTAGCTGGATTAGGTGCTGCTGGTGCTTATGCTAATAAAAAGAGAAAAGAAAAGCAAAAAACAGCTGCAGCTTATGGATTAGATGAAGAAACATTTGATGCATTATTTGAAGCTGGCATTGACGCTTTAACTGAGTAATTAAATAAATGCGAGGGGTAACTCTCGCATAAATTCTTTTTAAGGAGGAATACATAAATGGATTTTAATAGAATTACAGAATTAGGTATGGAAAAAGTTGCTGCTAACCCGAATGTTGCGGGTCTTTTACCAGGAGGGGGATCCCCCATAAATAGCAAACTTTCTAAAAAGGAAATAGCCACTGCTGCAGCTGCTGGATTAGGTTTAGGTTACGGAGGTGCCGCCCTCGCTGACAAATTATCAGATGAACAGAAACAAGCTTTAAAAGAAAGAGGTAAAGGTGCTCTAGTTGGTGCAGCTTCTACAGGTGCTGGTGCAGCTGGATTAGGTGCATTAGGTACTAAGTTGACCGGTGGCAATGTTTCGGCCAATCAATTAAAAAGATTAGCCGGACAAGGCGCCGCTTTTGGCGGAGTTATGGGCGCACTAAGACCAGATAAAGCTTTAGGTAAGAAAAAAGAAAAACAAGCATCAGCTGAAGAACTCTACATTGACGGCTTACAAAAGATTGCTTCTGTAACAGGTATCGAGCCAGAAGTGTTAGATGAAGCTATTGGTGTATATAACGAAGAGATGATTAAAGAAGCAGAAGTTAATAACTTCCTGGATTCCATCACAGAAGAGGAAGCTGGCGAGATTTTAAAGGAAGCTGCGCAGTCTTCCCCAGAACTTAAAGGTAAAATTTCAGAATTGGAAGAGCAAGAAGAAAACGAAGATCTAGGTAATTTAGTTAGCACAATCGAAGGAATGTCCGATGAGGAAGCTAAAAAGTTATTAGAAGAAATCGAATAGGAGGTGGCTAAATGGCTTTTGATTTTAATTTAAAAAACGAAGAAGCCGAAAAACTTTTCCGCAGATTAAATGATGCGACAGATGCCACCGTCAATTATATTAAAAAGAATGAACCCTCAGTGAAAAAAGGACTTAAAGGTGCAGCAGCGGCTGGGGGTGCCGGTTTACTTGTAAAAGGTATCCAAAATGCCAGAATGAATAAATATCAAAGAGACAAGCTTAAATCTGAAAAAGGTTATTATGAAAGAATGAACCAGAAATTAGATGATGAAGCTCGTTTCGGAGGTATGTTGGGTAAAAAAGCCAGTGCTAAAGATAAACTTAAATCAATGATGAGTATATCCCCTGAGGATAGAGAAATGATTAAGGATATCGCCAAGAAGTTAGGTATGAGTATGGCTGGAGCCGGTGCAGTTTCTTTAGGGGCAAAAGGTGGCGGAGATTTATACCAGGCTGTTAGAAACAAATTGAATAACCAGGAAGAAAAATATTGGGAAGCTTTCATTAGAAGGTACCCGGAATTTGAAGATAATCCAGAGTCAAAGCAACAGTTCAAATTCTTTTATGATGCTGCTCCTGATTTAGCCAAGCATCCTATTGCTGTCAAATCGTTCATGAAACAAATAGAAGCTGGTGGAACTGGAACAATGCACTTTAATAATATTAAAGATGTCACTTCTATCCAGGATAGTTTCAATAGAAGAGATAACGGTGCTGAAGACAGAATAATTTCTGGTGTTAACAACATTCTTAACTCTGCTAGAGATGTATCTGAGAACTTAGGTACTGCAGGATATGATATGGCCAGAGAGAATGTGGCTTATAAAAACCAAATTGTTAACTTAGCCAAAACAATGAAAGATAGTAACATGACTTTCGAAGAAGCTAAACAAAAAGTATATGGATAAAAGGAGGGGTCAACTTGATAGAAAAAACAATACACTTTAATTATAACGATGAAGAATTTTCACTACAGGAGATCGACCCTTCTGATTCTCTTGAAAAAGTGGCTTCTGGTACAATCTCTGATGAGATTAAAAACTACATTGAAGATAATATCGAGTCTGACCCAGACTCCGTTTACGTTTTAGTTTCTGCTGTAAGCAGTGGTGAGATTTGGGGAGACAATGTTAACTCTGATTATTTTGAAGAACAAGAAATATTAGATCACTATAAGACCTTCGAAGAATTCGGATATGTATTTACTCATCATAAAAATAAAGACCCGAAAAAATCTAAAGGGGATATAATGTTTGCCCACTTCAATCCGAGAATGCATAGGGTAGAACTTATTGTTAGGATTGATAGGGATAAAGCCCCTAAGATTGCATCAGACATCGACAATGATAAGATGTGGGATGTTTCAATGGGATGTAAGGTTCCATATGATGTTTGCAGTATCTGTGGTAATGTCGCCAAGACTACCAACGATTACTGTGATCATATAAAATATCATAAAGGTGAAGTATTGCCTGACGGCAGAAAAGTTTATATGATAAATAAGAAACCGAGATTTTTTGATATCAGTTTTGTCTACATTGGTGCGGACAGGACCGCTAAGTCATTAAAAAAGGTCGCTTCTGTATTGAATGGCTTTAAAAAGAAAGCGGATATTGAAAAAGAGATCCCAGGTGAAACTATCTCCAATGATGCCGGACAGATTGCGGCTAAATTAATGAGGGGTTTTTCTGATATCAAAGAAAGAGAAAAAAACATTTCCGATAAGGTTTTGGATTTTTATTCTGAAAAACCTATTGATGATGTATTAACTTCTCTTTTAACTTTAGGTATCATTTTAAAACCGGAAGAATTCCAAAGGATATATTTAAATAAGTTGGGGCATAACCCGGATGACTTTGACGACATTATCCTTAATATAGATATTCCAGAAAGAGAAGTCAACAAAAAGTTTAACCCGTTATTTGGTGATTTAGACTTTGACGTCTTTAAAGTTGGAATACCTTATGTTAAAGAGAGGTCAGCAATCAAAGAGTATTTATATCCAAGACTCATTAAGATGGCAGCAGAAGAACCCAAAGAAGTCAGACAAAAGAGATTCAGACCAGAACAACTGGCAACACCTGGAATAATTGCTGGCAGTCTTTTATACAACAGATACTTAAATCAAGTCCCCGATTACAATGCAGAAGGTCTTGATAAGAAGATCAAAGATCACCCGTGGTTATTACCTGTAATGACCGCCGGTAGTGTTGGCGCCGTCAAAGGTTTAGGTGAGATGAAAAGAGCAGGTAAGGAATTTGAAAAGACCGCATCTAATTTAGGTGGTCGAGTTTTTGCAGGAGTACCTGCTGCTTATTTAGCATCGGATATCGCGGGTCGTTTTGACAGTGATGCCAAGTTAATGAAGTTCCTTGAAGAGCACCCCAACCTAGTTGCTATGTTAGGTATCGGAGCCACTAATTCAAAAGATGATTGGATTGCCATTAAAAAAGCTTTAAGTCAAATGAATTATGACAATGTTATAACAAAAGAAGCGGCCCGAATGGTATCACCAAAAAAATCTACTTCAGATTTGATTAATGATACCGATCAGTTGTATAATAGATATAAAGAGATTGACAAAAAATATGATACATTAAATAATATTGGAAATATATTTGTTACATCCGCTTCCCCGATGCAATCATTGGGTAGAGGTGTTGATATGCTGGCCGGAACTGCTATTAAAAAGATTATTAACTAAGGAGGTGCCTTATGGCTGGTACACTTGAAGATTTAGTAAATGAAATTGCTGAAGAAGAAGAAATGGAAAAGAACGCTTCTGAAGAAGTTGATGCTCTAGCTGAAGAAGTTATGGCAAGGGCGTTAGAAAAGGTTGCTAAAGCTAAAACTAAACCAAAAGCTGAAAAAGATCCAGAAGAAATGATTGAAGGAACAGAAGATAACGAAGCCGATGATGGTGATGAAGAAAGTGAAGAAGTAGAAGAAGAGTTAAGAGGAAAGTTATCTTCTGCTCAAAAAGAGAAAGTTGCTTCTATTTCTGGTAAGTTTTCTTCACCAGAAAAGAAAGAGCTTTTTGAAAAGTTAGCTTCTTTCCAACTGCTTTCTAATCCGAGAGTTGTTAGAGATAATAACTTTCAGAAGTATGAAACATTAGATGGACTTCCTAAAGAGATTCAAATGTTTTTCGAAGACCAGGGAGAAGAAGTAAATAACGTTTAAGGAGGGGGAGTAAATGGACGAACAAAGAATAGATGAATTGTGGAAACAGATTAAAAAAGAAAAAACCGCCTCCGTAGAAGAAAAAGATATCGATGTTGATAATTTTGTTGCTGAATTAGAAAAGAATGCTTCCAAGATAGACAATGTTGTCAGCGGACTTAATAAAGAAGCAAACAAGGAAGATGTCGATAAAATAAATGAACAGGGTGTCGGAGGAAAAATGCTTGTAGAGAGCAGTGATGAGTCAAAACAACGCCTAAAAGAAATTGCTATGAACGGACTTAAAAATGGCGTCCGCAACGAGCAATATAATAAACTTAGAAAAAAACTCCTCAGCCAAGAAGGTAATGAAGAAATGGTAGAAGAACTATCAGATAAGATTGCGAGCCAAATCTTAGATGGGGAACTCTAGCATATTAGGTAGTGCTTTAAAGGCTGGGGCAACAAAGTATAACCAATTTAAACATAAACTACCTAAAGATATTGCTAAAAGGAAAGTCAATCAACAAGTTTTAAATAAAGTAAAAGGAATTTCTAATGCAAATCGTTCACTCGGTAAAACCTTAAGTAATGCTCCTGGTATAGGAAAAGCTTTCGAGACTACTAAAAATGTTGCTTTAGGTGGCGACACTTTTAAAAAGGCAAAAGATTATTCAGCAGCTAAACCTTTATCAACTGCAAAAAAAATGGCAATACCAATGCTTGCTGCAGGAGGGTTGAAGGCTCATATTGATAACAAACGAAAGAAAGAAAAACAAAAAGTATTGAAAGAATTCAAGAAAGGGGGAAATGAAAAGGTGGCAAACATCTCCCAATTACTAACTAAAACTGCTTCCGATTTAAAAAAATCCGCATCAGTTATCAAACAACTGAAAGGAGAGAAGGAAGAAAGTTTAGAAAAGATTGCTTCGATTAAAAGACAGAATGAACAAAGGGATAAAGCTTTTAATAAACTCATTAAAATGGCAAAGATGGAACAAATCTCTGTTGATGAGATCCCTGAACAGTTAGAAAAATTCGCTTCAATGGATGAAGAGGAATTCGAAGTCGAAATGAGAGTTATGGATAAGGTCGCTGAAAAGTCTTTATTAGATGTAGGGGATCTTTCCAAGAAAGCATCTGCTAATTCAGGGAACCCCATTTTTGATTTCGTAATGAATAATTCATAAAATTTAAAAGGAGGAAATTTAAATGGAAACAAAATGGTTAAGAGAAGATCAAAACTTTAAATTAAGATTCGGTAGTGAAAATAATAACTGGGATACTGTGCAGCTTGCTGATACAGTAGATACTGATGCATTACACGATGGGGTATATCTTTCCGAGGATGCAAATGGTAAGTTTGTAATCGCTCCTTCCGGCGCTAAAGTTGCTTTCCCAATGTTAGAACTTAAGTTCCAGTATGATAACGAAGCTATTGACGGAGTTACCATTTCACGAGGTAACGTTACTGCTTATACTAAACATTTTGACGGAACTCCAAGTGTTGGAGATAAGATGAAAATTGGTGCAACTCCTGGCAAACTTGCTGTATTAGATACAGCCGGTGGAGATACAGAAGATATGGCTGTTGCTGAAGTTCTATCAGTAAACGCAGAAGATATTGAGATCCAAAAATTATACTAAATTAAAATTAAAAGGAGGAATACATAAATGAATTTCGATAACATTAGCGTTGAGCAATTCAACGAAAACTTTATGAGTATTATTGAAGACCCTAGCAAAATTAAAGAAGCTAGCGTTGCTGGTAGTAACTATGTAAGAATGAAACTCCGTGAAGAAGGTGTCATGAGACGCTTCTTTGGAGATAGCTTTGAGAGAGTAACAACTGAGGATCCAAGATATCAGATTGATCAAGATAACTCTGATACAGGGTATATGTTACTTGATAGAGAGCCAGACTCCTATGCTATGAAACTGACTATGAGAGGTGAACCTACCGGAGAATACATAACTGGTGATAAATTCATCATACCATTTTTAAAGTACGCTTCTCCAGTATTTGAAAAAAATGAAATGGAATTGCAGAACATCCGCATTCCTATCACTGACATCATTCGCCAGAACGTAGTATTAGATATGCAGGAGCAGGAAGATGATTACTTCTTCAAAATCGTTAATAGTGCTGTTAAACTTAATGGTAACTATCTTGCATCTACTAACTCTACTTTCCAAAAGGATGACTTCACAAAACTTTTCAATATGATTGATACAGAAAGATTGAAGTCAGACACAGTTATTATGCACCGTTCAACATTAAACGATGCTTATAGCTGGAATCATACAGAAGTCGGGGGATTAATCACTAGAGTAATTGAAGACGGTGTAGAGCAACTTAAAATTGGTGGAAAAAGACTCATCACTACAAGTAACAGTGATGTAATTAAACCAGGTGTTATTTACGTTGCAACTTCACCACAGTTTTTTGGAAGTGCTTTTGCTCTGGGAGATCCAACATTCTGGATGCAGAAAGATAAAGACCTACTGAAAATGAGCTCCTGGTACTACACAGGATTCAACTTAGGTAACTACAAAGCTGTAGGTAAAATGGTGCTTTCTGGTGCTGAAGAATTATACGACGGGAACCCAGCATAAATAGTATAGAATAATATAAGAATAATATCCTAATCAAAGGGCGGGCGTAAATTCGCCCGCCTATTTTAATATCTAAAGGAGGAAAAAAATGAATTACAGGATTGAATACTTAGGTTTTGGTTTCACAGCATGGCAGGGGTATACAATTAAGAACGTTGAAAAGTACAAAGATAAATCAAATATTCCAACTTTCAACACTGACGATGCACCACTTACAGAAGGTTTGAAGTTGCTTGAAAAAGGTGGTAAAATTAAGATAGTTAATTTAGATAAAGTTGAAGAACCCAAAAAAGTCAGACAAAAGAGATTCAGACCAGAACAACTGGCGATGAAAAAAAAGGTTGACGAGCCAGTCGACAATGAAGATGAAGAACCAGTAGACGAGCCAACCGAAGAAGAAAAAGAAATTGAAGACGCTGCTAAAGAAGCAGCCGATAAAACTTTAGAAGAAGCTGCTAAAGATGAGGTTGAAGAAGATGCTGCAGATGAGGTTGATTCAACTGTAGAAGTAAAAATCAACACAGTAGAATTCGACGGCCAAGAAGTTGAATTAGATGAGAAAGCTTTAGATGATGCTTTCACTTCAACCGATCTTGATGACCTTTGCAAAGAAAAGGAAATCAGTGGTTATTCTAAGCTTAACAAAGACGACAAAATAAAATTAATTATTGAAGAATTAGCATAACTAAAGTGGGGAGGTTGATAAAATGGATTATGTTACTGAGGTCAGGGAAACTTTACAAGATTATCCTGAACTTAATCATATACTTTTAGAAAGAAATAACGGTGAGGAATATGCTCCTAAAGAAATTGAAAGATATGTTAAAAGATCTTTAGCAAGGATCAATATGAAACCGCCTACGACAACATATGGTTTAGACAACTTCCCCCAAACTCATTGGTTACTTATTGTCGATGGGGCTATCATAGAAGCTTTACAATCTAAAGGGTTGCTTAAAGTTAGAAATGAAATGCCTTATCAGGACCAGGGTGGAACTTCTGTTCGTTTGGAAGGTAAAGGTCAACAATATTTCCAAATGGCATCGAGTATGTACCAACGCTGGATGCAAGATTTATTAGATTTCAAAGAAGCCATCAGTGTACAATCCGGTTGGGGCGGAATACACTCTGAATTCGGAAGGAATATGTGGTAATGAATGGGTATGTAACATTTAGACCCGGCGCTGCAAAACTTCATTGGACCCCAATCAATGAAACAGCTGATATTTTAAGAAGCGAAGCTCCACATGACGGTTTTAAAATTATCGATACCATAGATTTGTCTGACGGTGAATATATCGACAAATTCGATCAAAGCGATAACAGATATAGATATTATAAAATAAAAGATTTTATGCTGCATATGTTTCAGATACCAAATGGATATGCAAAAGAGATTGTAAGAAGGGATAGATGGTACCTTAAATCGGAGCGACATTCTGGAGGGACTTATGGCTTCGCTTTTATTAAAAAAACGAATGCCGAGCATTGTCCGGACTGCTGGGATGAAGTTAATGAGAAGTCAACCCGCAGTAATTGTCCAACTTGTTTAGGTACTGGATATAAAGAACCTTATTACAAACCCTTAAAATTATATGTTGATTTCAGAGGAGATCAAATTCATAGACGACCGATGAGAGAAAGAGTTTCTACAGAAAGTTTTTCTCAAGCTTTTTGGACTACCAATATTCCGCTTTTAAAACCAAATGATATATTTGTTTTCAAAGGTGTCAGATACAGAGTAGTTTCCGGAATAAATTTATCTAGAATGGGTATGTATGTAACAAAACAATTCGTACCTTTGGAAGCTATAGAGTCACATAGACCAGAATACAAAATTCCTCTTCCAGATGAGGAGGTAGATTTTGATGTCGACTAATGATTTAATTTCATCAATTAATATTTGGAATTCAGATACTGGAGACCTAAATTCAAATTTAGAGGTTAATGCTTTAGGTTCAAACAAACTTAAATCGTCTATTCAAATTAATAAAGCATACAATACACCTAAAAGGCCAGGTAGAATAGTTTCTGATACTCTAATAGTTTTTATGAGAGCAATATTCGACCAGAACTATCAAACCGGCAACTGGCATTTAAATCCTAAAGAAGAAATGTATATTAGGAATAATTGGCCAGAGAATACCGACAAGAACGGAGTCAAACCAGCAATCGTAGAAGGTAAAATTTCCGGAGTTAGACCAGCTTTGGAAACGTTAGGAGAAGAAAATTTCCTTCCAATACATTCTAAAATGATTAACACTGTTCACGGTACTGACGACATTTACACCGGGAGGTTATCGCTTAAGTGTATATCCCCGGTTAAATCAGAGTCGGAAGATATGGCTTTTTTATGTATGGTCTCAATCAATAAATTTGTAAAACACTTAATTGGATTAAAAGGTATTGCACATATTCACGCATTAGGTTACTCTCAAGCACAGCCCGAAGATTTATCTTCCGAAGTAAAACTTTGGGGAACAGAAACTTCTATAGAATATGTCATTAAATTACCTTACTCAAGTGTACAATTCGGAGATCGTTTAGAAGGAATAGAATTAAATTTAAAGGAGGAAAATTAAATGGCTCAAATTTTTAATGATCCAGGAGTATATGTGGTTGAAGAAAGAGAAGCACAGGTTTTAGAGCCGGTAGCTCCTGAAATGCCAGCTTGCATTATTGGTCCACTGTTTCAAATAGCAGACCAAGATAATGTAACAGCAACTGGAACAATTTTAGATAACGATACTCTTGATGTTACTACAAACGATAGTGTTGCTTTATCTTATCCATCTTTAACAGATGTAGATAATCCAGTAGATACCAACTCAGTTGTAGTAGAATTAGTCAAAACAGATGGTAGAAGAGAGGTGCTCCCAGAAACAGATTCAGATACCAACACCATTTTAACTATCACCGAAAGTGATGTAACAGTTCATTTTGGCGATAGCGGGGTGGGTGATTTATTCACCGCTTTTCAAGATATTAATGATAAGTGGCTTGCTAAAAGTGTAGATTATACTGCAGCTTCACCGGATTTATCCGGGTTAATTGGAGCAGAGATACATATTAATTATCGTGCTGCAAGACATGATTTGGTAGGTCGAGTTTTATTAGCTGAAGGAAAAGGTGATACCCAGATTGTATTAGGCAAAGCTGATGAAGACAATCCACTTGGTTTAGCCGGTGGGTTAGCAACAACAGTCGCACCAAGTACACCACATTATTATGTACCAACCAAAGACTATTTGACACAAGTTGGTGGTACAGTAGATGAAGCAACAGAAATCGGTGCCGCTTTAGAGAGAATAGAACCTAAACAGGTTCATGGGGTGGCGTTACTTACTTCAAATGAATTATCACATCAAGCAGTTATTAATCACTGTGCGGCGATGTCAGTTCCAGAAGAAAAGATGTATCGTTTTGCCTGGACTTCCAAACCAATTCCCACCAGAGAAGAAGTCATGGAATATCAAAGTTTGGACCCAGCAACTGATACAATATCAGAGATTGAACTTAAAAATGGTCAGTCTGACATTCTACATCAGTATGGTGTTTCAATTTCTAATGAAAGAGGGACTGTCCTCTTTAACGAATTTTCGATGACTATTGATGGAGAAGAAAAGAGGTTGCCGGCATATTACTTAGCTGCAGCTTATTGCGCTTTCAAAGCATCTCTACCTCCACAGCAGGGTCTAACAAATTATCCTGTATCGGGTATTGCTAACGAAGTTTTCTATCAGAAAGGGTATTTCAAACCTTCTCACTTAAGAAAGATTTCAAATGGCGGTATCTTTGTGGTTTTACAGGATGTAAAAGATGGTCCTGTTAATTGTAGAGCTCAGTGGACTACCAATATGTTTGATAACGAAACTAAACAGGTAAGTGTTCAATATTCAAAGGATGCCTACAGTTATGGTTTTATTAAGACATTGGATCCTCTAATTGGTGTTAATAATATTACCGATTCAGTAATGGAGACAATCGAAGAAACTGCTATCGGGTACATAGATACTAAGACAGGAACATTAATTAATAGTGGTGAATTAATCGCTATCAATAGAAATGAATCTAATGCAGCAAGAGTTGATGTGGAACAGAGAGTAGAATTTCAATCACCTCTAGACTTAATCGTTGCTAAGATGGTATATTAAGGAGGTATATTAAATGGCTAATTGGGATTTTAAAAACAAAGCGGTACAGCAGTATGATAACCCTGAAAGTAGCGGTCAGTTGGGTTCGAAAGCAGTTCTTATATCTTTTGGACCACCAATGTTTGACGAAACAGCAAACACAATTGTTTGTGGGTTGGTTCAGAATTTAAATATGAATCAACAGAGACAGATCAGAGAAATCTTTGAAATTGGGTCAGAAAGAAGATATTGGGCCGACGGTCCTTCTAGAAATAACTTAAGTATTTCTAGAGCTTTATTTTCCGGACCTTCTCTTTTAAAGATTGCTGGTATGGGATTACTTAATAAAGGTATTAATCCTAACAGCGCCCCTGAGGTACATTCAGAAATATTCCAGGGTCAAAAAAGAAACGCCGTTTCTTCCGGGTATGACAAAAACTTCTGGATTAACTTATCCAGTGATATGTTTAAGAATCCAATGGGGTTATTATTAGACTTTAGAGAATTCTTTGGGAATGGACAATCTTCATCTTATGGATCTGTTTACCTAAGCAATGCCAAGATACAGTCGCACTCAATGAATATGCAGGCTGGCAACTGGTTAATGCAGGAGAACATGCAGATGCAGTTTGAAACTCCAATCCCTCTTTCTCGAGGTACTAATCATGAAGATCATTACGCTAGAAGAAAAGAAATAATGGAAACTACTCACGATATGACACCAGAGTGGTTTGATGAGTATTCACAGTGGATGGGCGAATCCTCAACTGCTGTAAATGGAACTAATGCTAATTAAATAAAACAAGGGGGAGCAACAATATGCATTTAGGTGGTAACATAAATAATATAGGAAGTGAACATGTATCAACTACAAATGTATCAGTAAGTTTTGCTCCCCCAAAACTTACTGAGGATAATACAAGTTCAAAAGCTATCACAGTGGGGTTAATTCAAGATTTATCTTTAAATCAACAAAGAAATATAACAAAGTTTTTTGAATACGGCAATGATGAGTATCAAATGGTTACAGGGAAACCAAGAATTAATGCGAGTTTTAACAGGATACTTTTTGATGGGCCATCTCTTTTGAAATACATTGGATATGCTTATAAGGACACAAATATGTTGGATCACAAATACCAAGGGATGTATGAATCGATGATGCAAAGTTTGGCAAATGATTTAGATGCTTCTAAGATTAATGATTCCAAGATGCCTGGAACTGGTGATTTCTGGGTTAATTTAACCAGTGAGTTATTCGATAACCCAATAGGGATATTCATTAACATTAAACAAAGAATGCCTAATGGCTATCTCCAGGATTATGGAGGGGTTTTTTTAGAGAACTGTTTAATTAGTTCTCATGTTCTGCAAATGAACGCATCAAACAGGGTTTTAACAGAAAATATGCAGATGGAAGTTGGGAGACCAGTACCATTAGGGAAATATACAGGGGATAAAATACTAAGAATTGAACAGGTATTAAAGGAGAGATTCTAATGCTAACAGAAGAAGAAATTAAGCAATTTCATAATAATTTTAGAGTTATTAGAAAACATAAAATTGGTGATATTAGTTTCACAATAGCTTCATTCACCTGGGAAAAAGAAGGTGAATTTGTAAAAAGTTTTGATGATTTTGAACAAAAAGAGAACGGGATTTATGTCAGCAACACCATAGCAACCGAGATAGTTAAGGGGTGTCTTGTTGCTTTTGATAACGAGAACAAAACTGGTGAAGAAATAGAAAATTTCTCATCGGCTAAAATAAATTTCATAGTAGATAAGTACAAAGAATTAAGTTCGGATATCGAAGATTACCTTAAAGGTTTTGAACCACAACCTTTAACCGATGAGGAGGTTGGTGAGTTCATTTTAACCGATATGATTCAAAGAAATATTAAGTTAAATTTTAATGAAGAGACTCCACCAATAAAAATTAGGTATAAAATTTTAAATGTAAAAGAGAATAAAAAGGTTGGAAAAAGGATTCAAGAGAAAGTCAAAGAAAAAGATGTAAAAACTAATGTTCATTTAGAATATATAAACGAAAATGAATTCATTTTGGAAATGGTTGAGACTGTGAACGGAAATGAATTAAATGAAGACAACATCAAAGGGATCAGTGTTGACTTAATTAAATTTATATTACAGAGAGCAGAAAAGTTAGAAAATGAAATTAGAGAAAAATTAAATGATTCCTCCGAAATCGGAGAGAGTCTAAAAAACTAATGAATACGTCTCACGGTTGGGCTAGAGCCCAATTAAGGTTAAAAGGTATAGAACCTGATTACAATTCCCTTCGTGAGGCGTACCTGATTGCAGCGTTGAGGAAAGAAAATAGAATAAATTTCAAAAATGAAGTTGCTAAAATCGTTGCTGCGGCAGGTGGAAAAGTTGAAGAAGCACTTAAAAAATATGTTGAAGAAATGTTCCCAGAAGTTGCTGAAAAACGGGAAGAGTTTATGGAAAATAATAAAATGATACTAGAAGATTTAGCAGGTAATGAAATAGATTTAAGTCAATATCAAAGAATGGACAATTAACCCAAGGGGGTGTACCTTTGGAGAATATATTCAGAGGGGATTTTGGCGACGATGTAGAAAACGCTGCCGAATCACTTGCAAGTAAATTATTAAATAAAAAAATGTTGGAGAAAATAGGACAAATTGGAGCCTTTGCTGGAGTTGGATATGGAGCATATCGATTTGCCAACTCATCTGTAGGTATGTCTGCTGCTTCTGCAGCTTCCCAAACTATAGGGAATGTTTATGATGATGTCGGTTATACCTTCGGGGAAATGTCAGCTTCGCAAGATGCTTACGGCAGAGCTTACAACCCCGGACGAAGGAGTTATGATTTAGCCAACCAAGCTGTAAATGAAGCTACCGCTGGTGGTTTTGGTGCCATGGCTGGAATAGGTACTACAGCAGCTACTTTAGGTGGAGGTATGCTTTTAAGTAAAATGGGCATAGCTGGAGCTTTAGGTAGTGCAGCAAGCGGGATTGGTTCTGCGGCTGGAAGCGCAATTGGTACTGGTGCTTTTAGTGCAGCAGGAACTTTAGCAAATGCCGGATTGTCCTCGATAGGGATGAGCGGGGCTGGTTCTTTAGCTGCTACAGGTTTGAATTTTGTTGGGGGTGGCGCTGGTTCTGCATTAGGGGCTATAGGTGGTTTTGCTGGTGGGCTGGCTTTACCAATGGCTGGGGCAATAGCAACTCAAAAATTAGCCGATAATTTCACAGATCAGATAGCATACCAAAGGCAAGCAGAAACTGCAATCCAGGAGATGAGTTATAGATTCACCCCTGGCATGGCAACTAATGCTGTAACCGGCAGAGGTTTAAATTATAGAGATTCAGCTGAATTAGCTCAAGCAACTAGAGGTGAAATGGCAGATAATCTTTATATGCGACAAGGAGATTTAGATGAAGTTTTGGCTGGAATGACTGAAGGTGATCTGATGTACAACGTCAGAGGTGCTGAAGAATTCCAGGATAAATTCGAGAAAGTTACAGGTTCCTTGAGAGATATTTCTAGAATTTATGAGACCACTTTAAAAGAGTCGGCTGAAATGTTAGGGGAAATGCAACGGTCTGGTTTTTATACAACCGCCGACCAAACCGAAATGTTATTACAGAGTGATGCTATAGGTAGAATGACTGGTTACACAGGTAGAGAAATAGTTCAGATGGGGTCGCAAGGGGCTCAAACAGCCAGACAGTTAGGTTTAGGTAGACAACTAGGTTATGACACTTCCACAATGACTACCTTGGCAATTGAAGAAGAAATACAAAATTTAAGCGGCGATGAACGCCAAGCTTACTTAGAGAACATCCAAGAAGTCGGGGGCAGAGAAGGTGCTGCGGCAGGAGCTTCTCAATTTTTGATGAGCTTGACCCAAAAAGGAGAATTCCAGACTGCTTTATTTGGTTTATTGAACGGAGACGGGGAAATAAATCAAGAACAGTTAGACAGAATGGTTTCTGGAGATATGTCTTTAAAAGAAGCTATGGGAAGAGGTTCAAGTTTAGTCGCTAACAATAAAGAGATGAGAGCCGAGTATTATACTAACGCAGCCAATTATTTTGAAAAGTTAGAGGGGCCAGAATTCATACAGGTTATGAGCCGTATGATTGAAGGCTTCCAAGAAACAACCGGATTAGAAGGTGCAGGTTTTGATATTGAAAACACCTTGAAAAACTTAGGTCTTGAAGATAAAAAAATGAGAGAAGTTATCGCCGGGGCAATAAAATCTTCCGGTGTAATAGATCAGAATGAATTAACTAGAAGAACTTTACAGCAACAATTAAGAGAAGATAAATTAGAAAGACGTTCTTTGTCTGGTGTTATGGAAAGAATAAGCAATTGGTTTGCCAAAACCGGACAAGGAATTGATGAAGTAACTGGTGTAAGTTCAACATATAATAACATCAAAGCAGGTCTTTTGGAATTTTGGAATGAACAAGTAAAGGATGTCAGGACCGTCGGTGAATTCGATTTAAGGGAAGCTAATTTAGATTTAGATTTATCTACCGAAGGGATACAATCCTTAGCAGGTGGCGTCAGTCAAGATATCAACAGGTTTATTGCAGGTAATGATACTCAATGGCAGAGCGAATTCAATGACGCTTTGAATCAGAACCCCCAAAACTTCAGAGACAAAAGAGAAAATTTAAATGTAATGGCCCAACATAGATTGGCCGCATATCTCGGTCAAGGTGCTTCAAATTACAACTGGATGCAAGATAGAGGTACTACCGCTGCCGATATATTCACTGAAGGTTTTAAAGATAATACAGCAGTCACACTTGCTGAAAATTTAGGATCGGACAAAGTAACAGTAACCGGCGAAGATGGGGTAGAACAACAGTATACATATGAAGAATATGCAAAAGACTTTCTAGGTTATTCTGACGAACAGACAGAAGTGTTTATGTCTCTTGTGGGTAAAGCTCAAGGTATGTATGACGATGCAATGAGCAACCTTTCACCAACGGCTGTAGCAAATGATAAGGTAGTACAACGCCAAAAAGACAACGTTGCCAGGAACGTTATGAAATTCCTTGAAGGCCAAAATGAATACAGCGGTGGAATGCACGCCATTAATGCTAATGAGATATTCGAAGGAATGTTTACTGGTGATTATGCTTATCAGATGGCAAGAGGTAATAAACGAGCCGGTGAAGTTTTAAAAGGTATAACCGAAACCGATAACAGCTTAGAAAGTGAAATAATGTCGTTGTACGATAACCAAGCAGCAGCTAACGGTTTAACTGATAGAGATCTTATATCATCATTAGAAAATGATAACCAAAAGTTTATTTTATCGACTGGGCTTGATTACACATCAGGTAAAATGTCAAGAGAAGAAGTGATGAAAGAATTAGAAGGTAACGCTCTTTTTAGAGATCAGGATTTATCTGGCACAGAAAACATGACAACTAATCAGTTTAACACCTTTCTAAATGAACTTTTAACTGATGAATTCATAAGCACAGTCGTAGAAGAAGGGCAAACTTCCTACCATATGGCATCTGAAGATGATTGGATTGAAAAATGGGAAGAAGTAATCAAAGAAGGGTTACTAAAAAGTCATGAGGATATAATAAGAACTAATGGCGAAGTTAACGAAACATTATCAAGGTTAGAAAGTTCAATAGATGGTTTAGATAGACATATAGAGCAAGGGTTAGATTACAACAATTTAAATACCGGAGCTTGGAACCTAAACATAGAAAACTAATTCTTAGACCCCTTCGGGGGTCTTTTTTTTGTTTTATTTTATTAGTAATGATATAATTAAAAAAAGAGGTGATCGCATTGAGAGGTACTTCAAACAATAAAGGTGAGAAAGCAAAAATAAAATTAGTTATTCCTAATGATAAGATTGAAAATGTTAGAAATGATTTTGATAGAAAAATTATTGATGAATTATTAAGATTAAAAAACGGGGAAATTCCACCAAATGGACCTTACGAAATAGAATTAGATAAGTTCTATATCCAAAGAATTTCAGAAAATAACTTAGATAGAACACAAGTTATAGAATCCAACGAACACCCGATGTTCTTCGCCTTTGGAGAAGGGGCAGAAACACACCAGTATCAGCTTAACGTTTTAGACGGTAAGGAGAACATGTTAGGTGAGAACACTAACGATCTAGAGTATTATGAGAAGTTCTACGACTTTGCCAGACCGCACACTATATTAGATTATGAAATGGAAATGACTATTATATATTCGAATAAAAGAATTAAAGGTATCTGGTACAATATGAATTACGATAAGAACTCGCAAAATGATAAGGTTGTTGGTGTTTCGTTTAAATTTTTTGTGATAAAAAAAAGGAGGAGGACAGCAGTTGGATAATTATCAGCTCAAAAGATTATCATTTAAATTATATCTAGAAGGAATAGAAATACCATTTAGATCAGTTACTATATCTCACAATGATACAACTACCTTTAATATCAATATTCCACCTTACCACGAAGCGTTCGATTTAAAACAAAATACCAATGGTTTGATGGTCTACAAGGAGAAAAAAACTGATGAATGGAAAATGCTGTGCGAAGGAGTTTACATAGGTAACGGTTATTCTAAAAGACCTAAAGATAGAACAGTGACTTTAAAGTTTAAAGATGTAAAATGGTTTATGGATAATGCCAGAATATATGACTTCATGAATGCCTCCAGTGTTTATGGACCAAAAGAATCTGTCTTTTATGGTGACTCAAGGTTTGAAAACAAAGAATATGAGGAAACCGAAATGGCTTCTAGTGGTGGTTTAGAGGTTATGGCGGAATTTATCGAATCTTTTGGAAAAGGTCAACCTATAACCGACTCCATAACACATGTATTGGAAACCTTAATGGGTGGAAATGCTTTCTTAGATGAATATGTGCCTAAGTACAAAATAGGAAAAGAACGATTCAATATCATAGAAAATGATTTGACCGAAACTGTTTTCTCACTCGAAGTTATTCAAAATATTTATAGTGAAATTTTAAATGAGTCCTCAACAATGACAAGGGTGATTGATTTAATTTATTCTGTAGCCCAAATTATTCAATACGACATAAAGCCAATACCTGGAATGACAAAAAGCGATCCCTTGAATTCTTATGTGATGAAGCCCAATTTGCAATTTACTACACCACCAGCGTGCAATGTAGTGTTCCCGGACGAGAATACTTCTTTTAATTATCAAAAAGACGAAACCCAAATACCAACAAGATATAGATTGGTAGATGATATAATAGGGACTAAGTCAGCTGGATATTATTCTCCGGCTGAAATACTAGAAAATTTCGATGCAGAAAATGGCATTGGAAGTACAATTACAGACGAAGAAAAATTTAAGGGGATTATTCCTTATCAGACTACTCTGCCTTTATCCCAAACGCTCGCTATTGGGTTTACAGAAGGTAGTTGGGAACAACAGGTAAAGAGTAAATCAAGTTTTACTAATTATTTATACTACAAAGAAAAATATAAAACAGTTCCATTAAGCGTGGAGGTCGCATTTAAACCAGATATACTTCCCGGGTTCCCTGCATTGATACTCGATAAGGAAATACCTCTAGTTGGATATTTAGTGGCTGCAAGTCATAACATTAACCCGAGCAGTGGTTATGCAACAACAACTCTAACAATGAGTCATGTTAGACCATTCAATGAGAAATTTCCACAGCTTGCAGGATGGTACTCGATCGACCAGTTCGGTGTAAATGAGATTCAAAATACTTATCAGGAACATATGGATGTGGGTGGGGCTTTCGATAAGTATGAAACTAAGATAAGTTTAGATAGTGAGAACATGGTATCTATGAAAGAAAACATCGAAGAACTACAAAGAGATTATTATAGTACAACCGATAGAATAACATTCCAAAATAACTTTAAAAGAGAGATAGCAACATTTACAGAATATAGAGATGCTTTAGACATTACAATGCGAGATGGGGAACTATACGGCGGACCTTATGATATTAGTTTGAAAACAACTAGAACTGTTGATGGGAACGACATCACTGAAACAGTGTCAATTCAAAGGAGAAATGCTGTTAAAGCGTTGAAAGGAAGAATGGATGAGACTTCCCCGAGAAAGTTTGCTAAGGAGGGTAACAATGCCAATTAATCAAAGCGATAAAGATTTAAAAATTTGGAGAGAATATAAAAGAGCAAAAGATGCCGGCAACGAATACATGGCCAAACAGAAAGCTAGAGAATTGTATCAAGAAATGAAAGGAATTATCCACAATAAGACTAACAACTATAGAAATTATGGAATACCAATGGTTGCCGTCGAAAGTGAAGGTCGTAAGGCATTTAAAGAAGCTATAGATAGATATGATCCTTCTTATGGAACTAAACTATCGACATTTGTAACTAACTATTTAAAATCTGTTGGAAATTATGTTAAAAATTATAAGGATGTCGCTAGAATACCACAAAACAGAGCAACCCAGATAGATAATTATGTTAAAACTAAAGAAGACTTAGAAATCAGAAAAGGTAGAGAACCCAATGCTCAAGAAATGGCAGAAGAAATGAACTGGGATTTAGCCGAAGTGCAGCGTATGGAAAAAGAATTGAGGAAAGAATTAACAGGTTCTAATTTAATGGAAGCTGGACTTTCCATTGATATGGCTGAGGACCCAAAAAGAATGGATACTTTAATGATGGTTTATCAGACTTTAACCGGTGAAGAAAGATTGATTTTCGAATATTTAACTGGTTTTGGCGGTAAACCAAAATTAGACTCAGCAAAGAAAGTCGCCGACGCAGTCGGGGTGTCACCAGCCACAGTGTCTAGAAGAAGAAAATCGTTAATGAAAAAGATTAAGAAATATTTATAGGGAGGTTTTTAAATGGCTTGTTCTTTAGAAAATGCAAGTAAAGAATTTCAAAGTATGATAGATAATCAAAAAGAAAGTTTAGATTACCTGCAACAATTAAATGCCACAATTGAAGCGTCACAAAATGGCACCTGGGGTAAAGTTAAAAATATTGTAATTGGTGTTCTAATGGATGCTGGAGCCAGTGAGATAGAGGATATGATAGGTGATGATTTAGAATTTGAAACACTAAAAAATACGATTTCTTATATAGCTTTGATAAACCCTAGCGCTTTTGGAACGGTGTTAGTTAAAGAAGTAAATCGTTTAAAGGAGTTTTTTCAAAGTGAATTAGAGACGATAGATATATTAATTCAATACTTAGAAGAAATTATTAATGAATTAACATATAATTGGACTAACCTTTCAGCTGAAAATTTTAAGGAAATGCAACAGTATGAATTGAATGATTTAATGAACTATGATGTACCGAGGGTAGGTCGTGATATAGGAGAAGTCAAAACCACTTTAATAAGATTAGAAAGTGATATTTATAACAAAAATATAACTGAAGATTTAACAGCTAACACCATCAATAATTTAAAATATAAATTAGAAAATGCAAAAAATATTTTAGATGATCCTCAAAATGAGAGTATCATATCAAATTTAGTTAAACTTTTGAATTTGTGGGAACAAATAGAAGAGGCGGTAGATAGATTAACAGGACCGTCCTCTGGCGAATTCAAAAATTTATCTGATTTTTTTAACGAAGTTGGTGAAAATTTTAAGGATTCGATTAATGATATGATGGGAAGTCTAAGATTAATTAGAGAAGCAATATCTAATTTAGATACAGCAGACAAAATGATGTTTGAAGATTGGGCATATAGTGTTAATCCTTTAATGAAAAATTTAAACAGGTATCAAGGTTCAGATGCATTAAAAAAAGCTATAGACGATTATATTCAAACAAAAGTAACCCAACCCATCGATGTAGATTTTCCTTTAATAGCATCAACTGTTTCAGCTAATAATTTTGATGATTGGGAGCTCAATGCCAATTTTTCTAAATTAAATAAAGGCACATGGTCCAATTTAATTGGAGTTGTTATTGAGAAGTTAAATGAGATAACGTCGACTGACGGCAACGCCTTGTTAGCTTATGAAAATATTTATGCTCCACTAATAGATGATGTCATTCAAGCATACACAACAATTTCCGCCCCTTATTGGAGTGAACTAATGAAAAGATATAACGAGGTTTATCTCGTCCTGCAATTATTATCAGAAGGGGGAGAGGTCACAAAAGATTTGCTGCAGGTATTTAATGAATTTTTAAATGCTGCAACAAGTTTCAAAAACATAATAGTCAATAGGTTAAATACATTCGAACAGGAGACACCGGTTAATGCATTAGAGCAAGCCTTAAATATTACTCACGAAACAACAACGATGGTTTCGGGAGTGGTTATGATGGCTGATTATCTAGGGTTAGATCACATGAGTGAATTAATAGAAGCTGGCGACTTTGGTGGAGCTTTAGATTTAGATGAAGAAGATGCAAGCACCACCCAGCAGTTATTAAATGATTTAGCCTGTTTAAACGAAGCTAACGATGTCACTAAAAGCATCGGCGTCGAAATAAGAAAAATGGTGATGGTTGAAAATGAAAGAAAGCACCGACTACAAAATGATACATCCGAAATTTTAAAAGAAGGTATTCAAAACAAAATAGATGAAATAGAAGAAATGGAAGAAATGAATAGAATATTTAAAACAAATATCAAGGAGGTTTAGTAATGGATTTTAAAGAAAAAGTAAGAAGGGATTTAAACGACATAGGAGTTGATGTCACCTTAAACAACACAGTTGACGATCTTTTCACCAAAAAATATTTGCAGCTTAACGAGCCAATAAAAATAGAAATTGACAATCTCCCAAAAAAGTTATCCTTTTTAAACTTCAATGAATTAGAAAAAGACGACCAAGAAATGTTTGCTGGCAATTTTTTTGTAGATGTTTCTTCGGGAGAATATGCCCAAGGAGCGGTTAGGGTTTATTTTGATTCACCGACGGATTTAACAGTTAAAGAAGGCACAGGTTTTGCCACCGATAACGATTTAAGATTTAGTGCAATCAAAGACACCCAAATAACTTCAACTGAAATGGCTAATTATTCTGAAGGTATGTATTATTATCACGAATTAGAGGTTATAGCGGAAGAAAAATCTGATGAGTATAATATAGACCCGAAAGCTATAACTACCTGTTTAAATCCTATTATAGAAAGTAGAGCCGTGCAAATAAGTAATCCTTATGGATTTAATAATGGAGCTGGTGTGGAACCTCCCGAGAAAACATATGAGAGAGTGCAGGATAGCATATCAGTCAGAAATCTTTCTAATGAACCGGCCATTAAGTCGGTTTTAAAAAATAAATTTGCCAGCACAATAATTAATATTTTTCCAATTAGAACTGGTGATGAATTAATGCGCAGAGAAATTGAAGTAATCAACAATAAAGAATACCGAGTAGGTAACATGCATGATATTTGGGTTGAAAATAATGACTTAGCAGAATATGAATTTGACATAACTAAAACAGAAGATCCAACTGTTAACTTTGGCTTTAGCATCGGCGATCTAGGTACGGAAATGTTTGAAAACGGTCATACATATACCGCCAAAAACAGCCAAGGTGAACCTATAGATATGGTTATTGTTAGAGCTTTAGAAGTTTCTGCATTAACTTCCGATGGTGAAGTGACTGGTACAATAAATGGAGTTGATTTCATTCAATCACTCTTTACTGAAAATTCCGTAAGACAAAAATCAATTTTAGATTTTACGGGGACTACTTATGAAAATGTGGTCTCGGATATAAGAATTAGAGCTTTAGCAAGTCCAGCGATACCTCAAATGCAAAAGTTTATTAATGATCCTAAGAACCGAATGCCCGTTGGAGATCCCCTAATTCGCCACTTTGAATTGCTCCCCCTTTATGGTATAATATATTATAGAGGAGAAATTGAAGAATTGGAATTACAGGAAAAAATAAATTATTTTATCAAATATTATCATTATAATGAAACAAGAGCGAGTAGTGAATATTCAAATTATGGTGAACCGATGCGGCGAATATTTGAGGTTTCAGATCTCATAAGTACACTTTATGCAGAAAATGTAGAAAAAGTAAAGTTGCCAATGACTTTGGAGTTGGATACACCTTATATAACTTTGGATAATCCAATTTCATTTAATAGTAATTATGATACATATGTAGATTTACCATATTTTAAAATCCTCTATAACACCGAGACTGTAACTGATGGTATAACAGTATTTAAAAGGAACATCGATTATCAAATAGATTATCAAGAGGGGAGAATAATGGTCTTCTCCAATGGGAATATGATGGATTCATCGGCTTATAATATTTCATTTAGTTGCCAATCGCCAAACGGTATAGGGAGCACCGATGAATATATTCCGATCGAAGATGAATATAAAATATTACCTTATCAAACAATGGTGCCTAAAGTTTCGGTAGCCAAAGAAGAAGGTGTATAAAAATGAGTTTTGATAAATTAGGGGATTATTGGGATACATACGATTATAAAGAAGTAATTGAAACCATTTGGGGGAGTTATGAGGATTTAGCGGAAGAACAAAAAGTAGCTATTGAAGCGGTTAACTATTCTAAGTCTATTAAAACTGTCCCTTACGAAATAAAGAAAAAATGGAAAAAAATTAAATTTAAAATAATTGATGGACAATTTCATTTAATGACCGATTTTGAAGATGTGTTAACTTCAATTGAGGTCTTTGAAGATAATAATTATAATGTGTTTGATAACAATTTAAAACCATTGAAGTTAGAAAATCAGTATGGTTTTGAGATGGAATATAAAATAACCGTCACGGATAAACCCTTTAACGGTGAAGAACCTTATAATCCCATTGAATTCAGGGATTTAAATAATAATCCTTTAGAAGTTGATATATTCAATGGGTATATAGAAGATGATGTTTTGGAAATTTGGGTTGAGAACTATTATGTTCACAACCCATTAGTTTATGAAACATTCGGAGAATTGGTTGGACTAAATAAAGGTGTTTTCGGCCTTAATAAATATTCTAGAAAATATTATAATATGACAGTTGCTATGTGGTATGTTCTAGTTAATGGGCCGACTATTGAAAACATTAAAATGGGATTATACCTATTTTATGATTTGCCGATGACGATGGCTCAGGAGTCCACAATTGAAGTTTGGGAGCCCGGGCATGTAAAACTATCGACAGGAGAAGAATGGTACTACAAACCCGATTTTAAGCTGATAGAACACTATGAAGATGAAGATTATAACAAGATACCGGTTAACGGGGTTGGGGATAAAGTCCCTCCGTTTAATTTTTTAGTGCAGGGAATAGAAGTAAAAGATTATTTAACTCACCCGGGCTGGTGGAAGCCGATGAATTATTTCGACAGCGACATTGATATCGAAAAAAATTCCACAGCTTTCATCGAGGTTACTGGTAGAGCTTTTGGTAACCAATCAAGAAACCTTTCGATATTATATGATTTTTTAACCAGAATAAGTCCGCAATATATGACCTTCGAACTATTTTTAGTTACTAATACTGACGACAATGATTATGGTGGTGGTGGTGAAGGTGGAATCGGACCCGGTGGTGGTGATCCTTATGACCCTGGCGGTGATGAAGATAGTGGCAATTATGATGACTTCGAACCAGAAAACCCCGATGGCGGAAATGGTGATGATGGCAATTATGATCAAGGTGACGGTGATGACTATGGGGAAGGTGACGATGGAGCCAAACATAAAATAGATAACGCCCAAGCCACTGACTATGAAGATGAAAGAGGGAAACTCCACGACCCGTGGTTTGAGAAAGAAGCTGAAGCAGAAATTGCAGACAGGCCAGTCAACTGGGGTCCTGTACCAGAATTTCATCACACTTATGCTTTACAGGATAGATATTATCAATTTGATGGAGAAATAAAATACGATAACATGGGAGAACAATTAGTAATAGAAGTTCACGAAAATGATGTCCTTTTAAAAACTTTAAGAAATTATTAAAAGAGGTGAAATGGATGGAAATGAAAGATACAGTTTTAGAAAAAGGTGTCGCTGGATTCCTAGAAATTTTTGTTAGAAAAGATGGTGGACCTTGGCAATTACATACCGCAGACAGTAATGTTATATTAGATAACTATCGAATCAACGCTGCTAATATGGCTGTAGATAATGATGGTTATTATAATGACAGTGGTAACAGAATGGCTGAGGACTTAATCCCAAACAGCATTTGGTTAGATAATGAAGGTTCAAACATTTTACAAGATGGTAGTGAATTAATTATTACCCCCAATGGCTCAACTGAAGTATCAACAAGTAACCCTGATTTTTATTCACATTTAATTGACCAAAAAGATATATCTGAAGTTCAACCCAATATTGCTGTATTTAGAGTACATATCCAAAAGTCAGAAGGTAATGGTAAGACTTTTTCCCGGGCTACACTGAAGAGTATTTCCGGAGAATCAATTGCCACAAAATGTTTTGAATCAATACTTAAAAAAGAAACTTGGGATGTTTATTTCAAGTGGTCGATAGCTTATTAAAGGAGGTAAATAGATGCCTAGTACACCATTTCATAGAACAATAGATGAAATAGAATTAATAGATTTAACCGAAAATGTAGTTGCCGGTGTTGCTAACCGACCACTTCAAAGATTGTGGGAAAATACACTACATAATACAGAAATTTGGGAAGAATGGTTAGCTGATCCCGTTATAGAAAATGACTTACAAATTAATGCCAATGTAGCTGCGACGGGTAATTTAGATATTAGTGGCGATTCAACATTCGGTGGTTTTGGGGAATTTTCTGATTATATAACAGCTGTAGGTCATATAAGAAGCAATAGTTATATTCAAGCCGATGGTGATTTAACCGTGTATGGAGATACTAATCTCAAAAGTAAAGTTGGTTTAGAAGATAACCTTGAAGTGATAACACCAGGTAAACAATATTCTTTTACTACCGGTAACAGCGGGGCAGGAGGTAATTATGGATTTTTATTACAAACAACAGGTACCGATGCTGGTGGTATGCTAATCAAAACCGGTGATGCAGATAATGATGAGTTTGCTTTAAGTATATATAATAATAATGATGACCCAGTATTTGAAATAAATGCTGTTGAAGGAGACACTACTTTAGGTCCTCAAGCACAGTTATTTAAATATGATACCGGTGGTGTTAAATATCAAATCTTAGATAATGACGCTAAAATATCTAGAGCAGTTTATAATGACCTAGCTGAGTTTATGCCAAAGAACGAAGATGTAGAACCAGGTGATGTTTTAATTTGGGATAATGACGGCGTTAAAGCCTGCACAGAAGCAGGTGATAAAAGAGTAATGGGTGTTTATTCTGATACTTATGGAATTTATATTGGAGGGGAGAATGTATCTGAAAAAGAAAATTTAAAAAAATATGCACCACAAGGTTTATGCGGAAGAGTAAAAGTAAAAGCTATAGGACCAATCGAAACAATGGACCAATTAGAAACTTCTTCTAAAAAAGGGTTTGCAAGAAAATCAAAAGATAATGTCCCAGGAACTATAATAGGTAAAGCTTTAGAACCACTTGCTGAAGGTGAAGAAAAAAGAATATGGATGTTTGTACAAAATTGTTAGGAGGGAACAAATGTTATCTAAAGATAAAACAATATTGAAAGCAAGGCTTATACTCGCCATTGAAAAAGATGATTTAAACGATTTTAGAAAATGGTCAGAAAAAATAGAAGCAGTTTATGATAAATTTGAATGGATTGAAGGTTTAATGGGTCCACTTGATGTTCTTTTTAGAAAAATAGAATCTAAAGAAAACTCCAATAAATATTTATTTATCCTTTCAGAAGAGGTAAGTGATTTTTATTATCAAATATTTTTATTTAATTATCATTTTAATAAAGATATAAATAAGTCACTAAACATTATTGATGACTTGATTAAAAATGAAGAAAGAAAAATGGTAAAACATATGTTAATGAAAAATAAATTAGAAACTTTATTAAATTATCAAGCTCCCGATTTCATAAAAGAAAAGATAAACGAAGAAATTGGCCTTTTGTTGGAGAAACTGGATAACTTTTAAGGGGAGATAAAATGAGATATAAAAAACCAAAAGATAATCCAATTGCACAAACAGTTTCATTTATGATTACCGAAAAATGTAATTTAAGATGTACTTATTGTTATGAGGAAAACAAAAAACACATTACGATGGATTTGGATGTTGCCAAAGATGCAGTTGATTATATATTAAACAAACCGGTTAAACATGATAAGGGAATTTTCGAATTTATTGGAGGAGAACCTTTAGTTGAGTTTGACTTAATGTATGATATAATAAAATACATAGATGAGAAGCTAATTGATTTGGACCATCCTTGGAAAAATAATAGAATTTATTCGATAACAACAAATGGAACTTTATTTACCGACAAAATAAAAGAAATTTTAAAACGAAATAGAAATAAATTAAGCGTAGGAATAAGTTTAGATGGTTCTAAAATAGCTCATGATTTAAATCGTAAAACAGTAGAAGGAAATGGGTCTTATGATAAAATAATGGAAGATTTTGATTGGTGGAGAAAAACCTTCCCTTGGAATAATATAAAAGCTACGGTAAATCATGATACCCTTCCTTATCTTTTTGAAAGTGTTAAACATTTGATAGATTTAGGTCTTGATAGAATAGAAATAAACAATGTTTTTGAAAATGTTTGGACTGAGGATGATCCAGAAATTTTTAAAAATCAATTAATTAAATTAGCTGATTATTTAATAGATACGGGGCTTTACGAAGATATTTATGTCGGTTATTTTACTCATCTTTATAATAGTGACGGCGAAGATTTAAAATATAGAAATTGGTGTGGCTCGGGAACAAGCATGATTTCAATAGGAATTAATGGAGAATTATATCCCTGTCATAGGTTTCAAACATTATCGCAAAGGGATAATTTAGCAATAGGAGACATTTATAATGGGATAGATCAAAATAAATTAAAACCATTTGAATATGTTAATCTTCAAACAATTCAAGGAGAATACAAAAAGAAATGTAATGAATGTGAATATAAAAAAATGTGCTCCTGGTGTACCGCCTACAATTATGATGTCAGCGGTTCTATTTTTAGAAGAGAAGGAATGTTTTGTGATATGGTTGAAGCACAGTATAAAGCAAACAAATATTTCTTTGAAAAAATTGAGGAGGTAGAAAATGCCAACCAATGATCTTAATTCTTCAATCGACATTAATGTTATAAATTATATTGATGGAAATGTTGATTTTGATTCAACTTTAGAAATACCTCCTCAATTGTCACTTAATTCTACTGATTTCGAAAATCATCTAGCTGCAGGTAACAATCATACAACTGTTAGATATTTTGATGGTCATTTAGAAACTGTTGGTAACGATGCTAATGGATTGATAACGAATACCCCGAGTGGAACATTTGAACAAATTGCTGCCGGGGATGAATTTTCATTAGCTTTATCTGGTGGTTCTATAACTAGTTGGGGTTTAATATCTAATATTCCACCTGATAATAATTTTGTCAAAATAACAGCAAGCAGTGATTTTGGAGTGGGTCTTGACGAAAGCGGTCACATAAAAGGTATTGGGGATAATCCAATCTTAAATGATCTACCCGTTCACGGTGGTATAATAGATGTGGAAGCTGGCCACAATTTTGTTCTCCTTTTAATGTATGATGGCACCTTAAAAGGGGTTGGGATTGATACACCCACTGGAAATAATTATAGTAAAATATCAGCCGGAGAATCACACGGCGCTGCACTCCGAGAAGATGGGGTTATAATTTCCTTTGGAGATGATACTTATGGTCAGGTTACTAATACACCTTATTTAAATAATTTTACAGATTTAGATTCGGGTCAGAATTTTACAGTTGGATTGAAATCAGACGGAAAATTAGAAGCTTGGGGAAGAGATAATTATAATCAAATATTAGATTATCCAGATTATCCAGATCATCCAGAACTTATTTTTTCAGAAGTTGATGCCGGATATAACCATGCTTTAGCAATGACCACAGATGGTAGTCTAAAAAATGGAACTTTAATAAATTTTGCTTGGGGAAGAGATGACTATGGTCAGGTATCAAATGTTCCGGAATATATTGGAGAAGATACTTATACTTATGTTCCTCGAATTGAATTAACTGATATAACTGTAAGTCCTACAAATGTTGAATCTGTAAACCCTATGAATGTTGATGTTAGCGGGTACTTAAGAGAAATCAATGCAGAACCAATAAAAATAGCATATGAAATATTTTTAAATGGAACCAGTTATAAAAATGTAACTTTTTTAAGCGACGCTCCAATTTTAATTAACGAAACAATCCAATATAGTGAATTAATTTTCGGGAATAATACTTTAGAATTTATTATAACAGCTGATCAACCAATAGTTTCAGATCATGCAGGAACAATAAATATCTCAAAAATAGATAATGTAGTTAAAACGATAGAATTTACAGATGATTTGATTGCTAAAGAAACTCTTATAAAAGCATTACACACTAATGAAATAATAAGTTATATCGATGATGAGATGATACGAAGAAATGTGCCAAGTGATGGATGTAACTCGGGATGTGCTAGTTTATGTCAAGGATGTAGTGGCACTTGTGGTGGTAATTGTGTCGGAAATTGTGCTGGGACATGTAAAGGCGGTTGTACCGGAACATGTTATGGTAGTTGCTCTGGTGGTTGTGATGGGTGTGATGGTAGATGGTTTTAAGGGGGTGTTCAATTGGGAGTACAAAAGGAAGATTTAATTTTAGGAAGTATAATAAATGATTATCGAAATAGTTTAGATTTGATAGAGCCTTATTCCTGGTTAGATGATGTTAATTTAAAAGATAATAAAGTAATAATAAAATCTAGCCATTTTTATGACTTAAGGAATAGAACCAATTTCTTTGTTAGTAAACCAGATGTGGGAACTGATAGTGGGTGTAATGGAACTTGTGCTGGATTATGTGAAGGGTGTGGTGGAACGTGTTCTTCAACATGTATTAGCTGTACAGGATCATGTTCTGGGTCTTGTAGAGGAACTTGTGCTGGTGGTTGTGATGGGTGTGATGGTAGATGGTTTTAAGGGGGAATAAAAATGGAAATTGATAAAATTAATGAAAATGTTAATTACTTAGTCAAAAATATTCAAGAAGAAAATTTAAACGGTTTTTTCAAAAAAGTCGACAAAATATTGGATAGTAAAATGGATGAAGAAAACGCAGTTAGATTATTATCAAGCGCTCTTCGAATTTTCTTATTAGAAGAATCATCTTTTAAATTTATTAATTCTTTGGTAGAAAGAATTAATAATGATTATTCTAAAATTTTAAAATATGATTCAATAAACATAACCCTTGATATTTTAAATGTAATGGTTTCTAAAATATCCAAAAAAGAAGCTATTGATAATCTTTTTAAAAAGGCAAAAAATGCAAATGATATAAAAGATAAAATGCATGCCATGACCTATCTTGGAAACTTTATTTTATCTTCTAATTTAGAAGATAATCAAAAATATTTTGATGAATTAGAAAAACTAAAAGAGGATAAAGAATATATTGTTGATAATTTAAATTTTGATAAAATAACAACAAGATTTAATTATGATCATTATGATATATTACTGCAGGTTACTGAAATAAGATTGCAGAAAGCACTCGCGGACGAAGATACCGAAAAAATAGACCTTCTCATGGAGGAAATAATTGATGCCACTGAAAAATTAGAAAAAGAAGGATCAATAGATAATTACGGAAGAATTACTATGTATTCTGCTGCTAAAATGGCTGTAAATAGCGGTTATATAGATTTAGAAGATTATTTTATGAAATTATACAATAACACGAAATTTAAAGGATATGTATTAGAATCTTATTTTGATTATTTGAATGTTAATTATCCTTCAAGAATTGATTCCAATTTCAGAGAAATATCTAAAAAATATTGGGAAGAACATTATGAAGATGATGATTCAAGATCGAAGAAAGCATTTTTATTTGTTATGATTGACTATATTTCTTCTTATGGTAAAGGTGATTTTAACCTTGAAGAAATATTAAATGAAATTGATAAAATAGAAGATTACAAATACTAAAGGGTGAGGGAATTGGATGGATACACATTATTTATTAAACCAACCAAAAATTGTAATTTAAATTGTTCTTATTGTGACCTACCAGCTGAGAAAATAAAGATGTCATCTGATATGGCGCAGAATATATCAAAATTTATAAAGAGTTCAGATGAAAACTTCGACAGGATACTGTTTACCGGAGGGGAACCTTTGTTAAATCCGAAAATAATAAATATATTTGCGGAAAATTTTCCTGAAATTAAATTAAAAATAATAACCAACGGAACAGTATTAAATCAAAAAATACAGGAAATATTTTTAAAAAACAAAGACAGAATAAGCATCATTTTAAGTTTTGATGGACCAAAAGATATACAAGATGCTAACAGAAACAATTCCTTTGATAAAGTAATGAATAACCTTTGGTTTTTTAGGCACTTCATTACAAGAGTGAATACTGTAGTTACTCCTTCTACTATTTTTAGTTTAGATAGAATTATAGATTTTATTAAAGAAAATATTTATCCGGGGTATGATATATTAATTGCAAATGGAATTGATTGGGATGAAGAACTTGATTGGGATAAATTTGAAAATTATTTCAGAAAAAAATGTATGCAATATAAAAATTTAAAACAAATCCTCAATATAGAAACCAAAGGTTTTTGCGAATGCAAAAATCATTTAATGATTAATGAAAGGGGAGATATCTATCCTTGTGTAAATTATGACTATCCGGAGAATAGACTTGGCAATATTTATGATGGAATTGATGAAAACAAAAGAAGACCTTTCAATATAGCAGGTGTTAGTTTTACATGTTTATTAGAAAATAGAGAAGCCAATGGGAGTATTTTTAAAGAAAAAATAAATCGTCCTAATTTTATTCAAAAATATTTTGACTTAGTGAGGGAGATATAATGAACCAACTTTATACTTTATTTTTGACCGAAGAATGCAATTACAATTGTGACTATTGTGAACACATCAATAAAAAAGGAATGATGTCGAAAGAAGTTTTTGACGATTTATTTAAGGAGTCTCTAAAAAAAACTAAAAAAGATGAACTTATTTCTTTTACACTTTTTGGGGGAGAGCCTATATTAAATTTTGAATTAGTTGAATATATATTGAATAAATGTAACGCTATCAAAAATAGAAGAAACATAAGTATTAATATGACTACTAATCTTTCTTTATTGGATGACAGAATGAAAAAAACCTATAAAAAATATGAAGATATAATTTCTATAGATATCTCTTTAGATGGTCCAAAAGATATATTCGAACAAAAGAAAAAAGGCGGCAATTTTGAAAACGTTATTAAAAATTATGAATGGATAAAAAATAATACCAAAATTAAATTGGGAGTTTCTGCAGTTATTGATAAAGAATATCTTAATAAAACATATGATAATATTAAATTTCTTTATAGTTTAGGTTTTAGAAATTTTTCAATTTATTTAAATTTAGATGATTTAGGGTTTACAAAGAAATATAGAGAGAACTTGAGCAAAGAGTTAGACAAAATTAATAATTTTATAATTGACCACCTTGATGAAATAGAAAAAATAAAATTAGAAAGATATAGACTTGATGAGCCAGGATACATTAATGATATAGTTTGTGATCTTGAAGATGCAAGTTACGTTGGCACCACTGGAAAAAAATTTAACTGTACCAGATATAAGTATGCTAAAGGGGAAAGGAGTCACGAACATGTTAATTGGAATAAATGTAATAAATGTAAGTATGAGGCATATTGTTGCAACTGTTGGGGTAATGATTCATTCCTTTATGAAAATATTGATGGACCTAAAAAGAAAATTCAAGCAAATTATTGTAAATTAATTAAAATGATGATTGAAAAAGCCTTTAAACACTGGGAAAGATTAAAAGAAATAAAAAAGGAGACTAAAGTTATGAAATATATAAAAAAAGGGGAAACTCTACCTTTATTAGTTAATCCTAAAAAGATTGATATTAAAGAAAATGCTGTGATACTAGTTGATTCAATTCCTGATTTTGAACTTGAGACAAATGCTAAAATAAAGATGATGATAGAAATTTCAATTAATAATGTTTCAAAATTATATAATATTGTTTTAGAAGGGCTCAAGAAAAATATTTATCATTTTCAATTTAGATTTAAAGATACAGCTGGTTGGTCTGATAAAAATTTAAATGAGTACGATAAACAGTTAAATAAGATAATAGACCTTATGCAAAAAGAAGGGGTCTTTCATATAAATGTTATTGATGATATTTTATATCAGAATAATAACTTTTTCAACGAAAAATTTATTGAAAATGAAATTAGTTATCTGGATCCTTCATTAAAAAATAAATATGAAGATATTGATGAAGGTTTTTTCAATGGAGAATTAGAGCCAATATGCAAAGGTTGTAAATTAGGACATTGTCAATTCGACCCTGTTTATAACAAAAAGATAACCAACGAATCTATAGTTCCAACTATCCAACAATGTTCTATTGGAAAAATTGATGGTAAAGCTGCTCTCAGATTTTATGAAATGATTAAAAAGTGATATACTAAAATTAAAAGGAGGAGATACGTATGCCAGTACAATTAGAAAGTGCTTTAATCGAAGGTGGAATAAGTATTATAGGTGTTTTGATTACTATCTTGATAGGTTTTGGAATTAATTATTTGAAGGTTAAATCTAAAGAAATAAAAGATGAGTCCGTTAGACAGGCTTTATTCACAGCATTAGACGAAGCCGAAGTAATAGCCGATAAATCAATTAATTCAGTTGAGCAGACATTTGTTAAGAAAATAAGAGAGGCAAGTAAAGATGGAAAGTTAACTGATAATGAAAAGCGTGATGCCCTCACTAAAGCTAAACAAGTGTTTATTAATACTCTTTCAAATGAAAGTATTAATATGATAAAATCACAGACAGACAACTTTGATAAATGGGTTGCTGATTATCTTGAAGCTAAATTATATGAAAAATCCGATATTAGAAAAGAAATTGCCAGGATATCAGACCCAAAATAATGAAGCTGGTCGAGGTCGGCGATGTTTCAGCCGGCCTCTCCAAAGATGGACCAGCAATGAAACTTAAAAAAGGTGACTTTACTTTGGGAGTTATAAAAGAAAAAGAAGGTACTTCATTTGGATTCGAATTCGAAAAGAAATTTTAAGGAGGGGGATCAATTGATTGATGAAAGGATAGAAGAGTTAACAGAAGAATTAGAAACCTCAAAACAAATGAATTATAAAGTGAGAAATCAGTTGGTGAGGATAGAAAAGAAAATTTTTGGTTTAGAAAACAGAATTGATGAATTAAATAAAATAAAAGAAGTAATGAAGGAAGATCAAGCGGGTGATGAGTAAGATGAAACGAACAACGTTTGCAATAATTGTTATGGTTGTATTGGCGTTTGGAACGTTTATAGGTTCTAATGTAATCACCAATTGGGTAATAGAGACTCAAATTCTGATAAAAAATATTCAACAAAATCTATTGGATAATCATAGAGAAAAAATGAGAAAAGTGTTGAGATCAACCTCAGACAGTATATTATATTATGTAAACGAAGAAAATATTGATGTAACTAATGACAAAAACATTTTAAGAATTATTAATCAACATGTATCGGTATTAAAAAATGAAGAATTTGGGGAATTGTTACTTATCAGGATTTCCCCAGATGGTAAAATATTGTACGATAGTTATTGGGGGACTTTAAAAAAAATTGATATATTGAATAACCGAACTCTAGAAAATGAAATTATACCCCAAAAAACTGTTTTAAATATTTTAAATGATGATTTTAAATATAATCAATATACATTAGATAATAAAATAACCATTGATGAATTAAATAAAATAAAAACTGATTATCCAGATGTTTTCAAAATAATAAATAGATATATCACTTATACTAACTTGACTAATGTAAACAAAATATTAAACAAGATAAAAGCTGGTAATTCAACAAATGCAGAAGATCATTATAGTTGGCAACTCAAATCAGGGCAAACACAACTTTTGGAGTGGATAACAATACCCCCTGGTTCATTGGGCTTTAATGATGTACCTGATAGTATGTGGGGAATAGAAAATGAAAATCACAGATGGGTTCTAATCTTAAGAACAAATAAAGAAAATGTTTTAAGAAGTTATACTGGCGTTTTTAGGGAAATCAACAAAAAGATTGCAATAACCAAGATTTTATATATGCTGTTAATATTTATTCTAATTTCTAGCATAATCATTATATCTTACTATATAGCAATCCTCGAAAAAAACAAATAATGTTAGGAGGTTTATACCCCCTATGGACCAGATCTTAGAATTGATTGTTAAAATAGACATAATTAACTATTCTAATTATTTTTTGGTTGGTTTCATTGGAAGTGCAGCTGGTCTATTGAAAGGTATTTCTGATAAAGAAATCCCAAGGGATAAAATAATTCCTTTCCTCATTTATAACGGTATTATGGGAGGGTTTGCCGGTATGTTAATGACTGGGGTTTCGGAGTCAATAGCTTTTAATTATGCGGTTTCAGGAATCGCAGGGGGAGCAGGAATTGAAAAGGTAATGGATTTTGTTAATAGGTTAAAAGGGATAAATTTTTCAGTGAAAGGTGATAAAAGATGATAAATAAAATAGCACAAGATTCTGGACACGGCGGAAGCGATCCAGGGGCAGTAGACCCCAAAGATAAAGCCTTAGATGACGAGATTTATGAAGATGATATTTATTCAGAGGAAAGCGATATTAACTTAGAACTAGGAAAACTTTTTATTGAAGAAGCAAAAAAAGAATATGAAGTATTTCCAACAAGAACAGAAGATAAGTACATAACTTTAGGAAAAAGATGCAACATAGCTAATAAAGAAAAAGTTGATGTATTTATTTCTTTTCACTGCAATGCAGCTGTTGCTGAATCAGCTAAAGGTATTGAAACATTATACCACCCGGATTCAAAAGAAGGTAAAAAACTAGCTGCAGCAGTTCAAAAAGAATTAATTGCAGTGACAGACACTCCAGACAGAGGTATTAAATCAAGAGATAACCTTTATGTATTAAATGACACTGATATGCCTGCCATATTAATCGAATTTGGGTTCATTACCAACGTTGAGGAAGAAAGACTACTAAATGATAGGCAATACCAAAGAAAATTAATTAAAGCAATCCTCAAAGGCTTGAGAGCATATGATGGTAGAACTACAGATTACGAAAACCACTGGGCCAAAGAAGAAATTGAAAGAACCATGAAAGCTGGTATCTTTAGCGAGACCAAAAACTTTAGGCCAGGAGATCCAGTAACCAGAGGTGAGATGGCAGTAATCGTTGATAGATTAATGGGGTGGATAAATGAAACTTGAAACCGGCGATATTATATTAGAAAAGGGTGAACATATAATTGATAAAGGGATATCTTGGTTTACTGAATCTCCTTATACTCATGTGGCAATGGTTATTCATGAAGATTCTAATCTGTTGATTGAATCACATCTTTGGAGTGGAGTTCATATAATTCACTTAAATGAGATACCAGATAAATATGATGTCCTGAGAATTAAAGGTGGATTAAACTCTATCCAAAAAGAAAAAATTTTCAAACCAATGTTAGAAAGTATAGGAAATAAATATGATTTACCTCAAATATTTGGCTATTTATTTTCTGGTTTATTTAAAGGTAAAAATATGTTTAATAATCCCAATTATATAATTTGTTCTGAACTTATTGATATTGTTTATAACGAGATTGATATTGATTTAGTTCCGGATATGTATTTGGGCGATATTAAACCAAGAGACATTGCAAAGTGCGATAAACTAGAAATAATTAGTTAAAATAGGGTGGACTAGTGGATCAGGGTGGACCTCGTTATATGAGGGTCCACCCTTTGTTATCCCTGTTGTGTCGGCATTAAGTGGATTGGTGGACCTAAAAGTGGAGATATCAATAAATATAAAAAGATGTGTGCACACATTTATAAAATCATCTATGACCTAGTGTATATATATATAAATAGTAACATTATATATAATATAGTGTAAGGTAATTTAGTCTATTATACCTGTTTGTATGCACACACACTTGTGTATTTATCAATATAGCTCAATTAAGGTCCACTGATCCACTTATCCTTGATATGACAGCGATGACGCTTGGTGGACCTTGATATAGAGAGGTCCACCCCGATCCACTAATCAATAAATTTGCTCTGCGACCGGTATTCATATATAATTATAATATGGAATTAAAACTCTTTAAGGGGGGCATTCAAATGTTTATAGACCAGTATGACGATACAGAAAATAAATATCTCGAGAAATTAGCCAACAGAGGTATAATTATCAGAAAGCGAGAAGACGTCCACGAATTACCGGACAAAGATTTTGCAGTAATAATTAAAAAGAAAAGAAAACACCGTAAGTTTCCGATTTGCGATAAGAAGTCAACAATACTTTCATTACTTTATTTATTGTTAGGGATTGAAGATTTACCAGAGGAAATAACCAACGTAGCTGCTCCAAGAATTAAAGAAGCATGTATTAAATACGATGTCGATGTACCTTCCAAATTGGAACATTTTGATATTGGTGCAGATAATTATGTGGTTAGTGATTTCACCAGGGAAAAGAAAGCGTCAATTTCAGATGATGACTTTGGTCTAGTGTACGAAGAAGATGGCAAAAAAATTCGCAAGTTTCCAATGCCAGATGAATATCACACTAAAGTCGCTGCAGCAAAGTTTGATGAAATCAAAGATAATCTTGATGATGAAACTAAAGAAAAGTTAGCAGCATCAATCAAAGAAAAGAAAGAAAAGTTTGGGTTAATGGAAAAAGAAGCTAAAATAAATCCTAACCTTGAAAGGGATATGAAATTTAAAGTTAGACACCTAACCAAAGAAGCACAGGCACCTTATATGAGATTGGTGGAAAAATTAAAAGATGGTGAAGCTAAAATTAAAGAAGCAGCAGCCGTAATTGACAAATTAGATGCTGAAAACAATGTTGATACAGGTAACTTCAATAACGAAGAATTATTAACTAACGCAGAAAAGAAATTCTCTGTCGAAAAGAACGCCTTTATGCTGGCTTTCGAAGAAAAAGAAAAGACAGCATCAGTAGATAGAGTTTCTGAATTACAAAGATTACTTAGTGACCCGAGCAAAAAAAATGCGATGAAAAATAAATTAAAAGAAAACTTTGACGAATATATGGTTAATGATTTATGTCAGGACCCACAGACTATTTATGAATCTCTACCTAATCCTCATCAGACTATTATAGATAATATCATTGACGAGGTGAAACAATGAATCTAATAGAGCTTTACAATAACCTCGAAGATATTAACGGATGGAGAGATTTTGAACCAGAAACTATAAGGGAACTAGAAATCGAAGGTGAGGTCATCGGTGAAGATGAGGTTCTCTTTAATCAAGTTATGGCCATCCAGACTGCACTAAATGCGTTTAAGGACGGCGAAGGTTTTTACTTTAATGATTTTAGGATTTTTGAAAAAATAGTTCTCGCTTTTAATGGTATTGTTCCAGAGTTTACCGAAATAGAACATGCTGAACCTCATGAAATACAAGTGGCGATAGATTTTTTTGAAAGAATTGCACCTGTGGAATTTAATGAAGAGGTCACCAATTACATCGTGGCAAGTTATAATCAAGCCAACATTTTTCATTGTCCGTACATTGAGAATGTCAATGATCATATTGACGGTGGAAAGCTAAAAGATAAAGTTGAGGAAATTTGGAGCAAGCTACCTAAAGATGATAAGACAGCAGGTAAGGTTGCTGAAACCGAAGAATCTATTTTTTCAAATCAGATCAAGAGTTTATTTTATATAAAGAAATATTCTGATGTATTATTAGGAGTTGATTAATATGCCAACGAGCTTATTAACAGGAGAAAGAGTCGACATGTTACCCGGGAGTAAGACCAATCACACCCAGGGTAAAATCAAAAAACCAATGCCTTATCCATCACCGTTCTTTGACTTATCTAAATTTTACTTTCCAAGAAGTGTTAAAGAACTTTTTAAGTGGTGTAGACATTACTATAAAACTATGGGATTGGTATCTACTACAATCTATAAACTGTCAGAGTATCCAATCACTGACTTAATTCACGAGATGCCAGAAGAAATCCAAGACGAAAAAGGTTCTAAAAAATTGAAAGATGCTTTAGATAAAAGAATTAAATTAAAAGATTTTTTAATTAAGTATGGCCTTGATTTTTTCACTTATGGCAATGCTTTGATTTCTATGTACTTTCCTTTCAAAAGAATGTTTGTCTGCCCAAGCTGTGACACCAAAAATCAGTTAGAAGACTTTGGCGGTATCGGAAAAAAGCATGACTTGGACTTTATAAATTATGAATTCAAAGGGGTCTGTCCAAGTTGTGGCAGTAATGTTAAGTTTAAAGTCGAAGATAATACAGTTAAACAATTAAAGAAAGTTAATATTATAAGGCACAACCCAGAACATTTTGATATTGAATATAATGAAATTACAGGCCAACATAAGTATTATTATAACATTCCAAACAAATTAAAGAAAAAGATTGTTGGAAAAGATGAAGACACTTTAATGACCGCCCCAAAAATTTATTTTGAAGCTTTGAAGGAAAGCAAAGCTGTTAAAATGAAAAATTCAAACATCTACCATTCCAAAAGAGCGGATGTTTCCGACAATGATATGGAATGGGGCATGCCACTTATATTGCCTGTAATGCAAGATATGTTCCACCTACAGGTTTTAAGAAAAGCGCAACAGCAGATCGCTATGGAACATTTGGTGCCGCTTAGAATATTATTTCCAGGGGATAACCAATCTAACGCCGCCCCACACAGAAGAACTGGTCTGGGTAGTTGGAAAACAAATGTAGAAGAAGAGATCAGAAAGTGGAAAAGAGATCCTAATTACATACCTATTATGCCGGTACCTCTTGGAACTCAAAAAGTTTCCGGTGACGGCAAAATGTTATTACTTAATCAAGAGATGAGAATGGTGTCCGAAAACATCATTAACGGTATGGGAGCCCCGCAAGAATTTGTGTTCGGCGGACTCACATGGTCGGGTTCTTCTATCTCACTTAGAATGTTAGAAAATCATTTCTTAGTTTATAGAGAATCTCTACTTGAAATGATTAATGAATTTATCATACCTAAGTTAGCAACCTTTTTAGGGGTTAAACCTTACAAAGTTAAGATGCAGGAGTTTAAAATGGCTGATGATGTTCAGAGAAAACAACTCTTACAGCAACTTAATCAGATGGATAAGGTATCTGACTCTACCTTCTTAAAAGAAGTGGCCGGATTAGATAGCGACTCTGAGTTAAAACAAACTATAAAAGATTACAAAGATAAGCTAGAGTTATTTAAACTCAAAGGATTAGAACAGGGTACAATTCAGGGTAAAGTCCAGGAGTTAGTTACTCGTGCAGGAATTACAGGTCAGCAGAAAGCGGCCGAAGATCAAGAAAAAGGCGCCAACGATAAACCACCTACCAATGTTGGAGGTTTATGGGATAACTATATTCAAATGATTGAGGAAGAACAAGCAATGGAACAAGCAATGGCTCAGCAGCAAGATGCAGAAGGTGCTCAAGTTCCGCAAGATCCAGAAGATATGGCTTATAAATATGCAAAAGAATTAGTTACTATGTCAGATGAAGAAAAAGAACAAATTATGCAAAGAATGAAACAAGAGATGCCACAGATGGCTCAATTAATTATGGAGAAGTATCAAGAATTAGAACAGGGTGCAACTCAACCCAGACCACAAGGTGACCCACAAACTAATGGAGAAGAATTGGACCCACAGGTTGATATGCGACCAAATCCCGAAAAAGCACCACCGAGACGGGATAATATTACAATATAGGGGTGAGATAAATGTCAGATAAACCAACAATTTATGATAGTATTCAATCACGACTTAAATCAGGTAGATCCAAAAAGAACGAGAAAGAGCTGAGAGAGGCATTTGAGCAGGTTCTAGAAAATTTGAATGAACAGCACCTTCTTACACAGGAAGGTCGTAAATGGGTATATAAAAACCGTCTACCAAGAGAATTTAAGTTAACTTCCGAAATGGTTACACCAGAAGGTAAAAGACACTTAGATAAATTGTACAGAGTTCATATGAGAAAGAAAGCATCTGCATTAGGAAATATGATTAAAGAGGCTGCCAAATGAGACTACTAATATACCACCTATTAGGTGATTGGTTATTTCAACCAGCTGAGTGGGCAAAAAAGAAAACAAGTGACTATAGATACTTATTCGTACATGCTTTAACGTATTCTCTTATTGTATTAATACCAGTCTGGGGTTATCCAAACTTCTGGTTAATAGCGGCTATAATATTCTTTACTCACTTTTTTATTGATACCAGGAAACCGACAATCTGGTGGATTAAATATATAAAAAGAGACAAAGAAGCTCCAATGTGGTTGGTATTTGTAATAGATCAGGTCTTCCATATAATCATACTATATTTCATTTGGAGGTATTTGATGTGAATGGATTCGATTTCTTTTCTAAAGACAGCGACACTAAATTAAGGGTGAAAGTGTTTGATATGCAGGATGAAACAGATATTATGATGTATCAAAGAATCAATCAACGCTGCATAATTGATAAAAAAGATGGTTGGAAAATACATGATGAAGATAAGTATACAGATAAACATTCCAACATAACAATTCTTTTAAAATGGGAAGAACCGGAGGTGGACTATGCCAAGAACGAACAAAGAACTTCTTAAAGATGTATTGCTTGAAGGCAGCAGAGGCGCTGCTTTAGGTACTGGGGCTGGAATGTTGCTTAATTCTAGCCAACCATTACTTAAAGACTTCGGTAATACAGCCAATGTAATGGATAGATTTGGTTTCCACAGGAAGCATATCAAAGATTTTCCACAAAAAGCTTTACCAGCAATGCTTGGTTTAGGAACGGCTTCTTATAATATTGGACAGGAATTAGGGAATGAACTCTTTGATAGAACCGAAGAAAAAATAAGGGCTAAAAAAAAGAAAAGGGATTAATCCCTTTTCTTCCATTTACGGGCTCTTTTTATTAGAGCATTCCCAACCCCGAGAAGCAATACCCCAATAGAATAGAACCCAGCTTTTTTGGCCAGACGTCTCCTTTTTAAGGTGGCGTCATTTTTATCTTCATAGACTACGTCTTCTACTTCATAGTCTATCTCGAAATCTTCATCAGCAGAAAAATCTTCATCAGCAGAAAAATCGAAGTCATCCCAATCGTCTCCACCACTACTTGGTCCGTCCCAAAATTCATCACTCATGTGGCCACCTCCATTCTATAACTTCAACAATGGAGTCACCCATTTTTTCTGCAATACCTTTTAATGCTAGTCCAGCAGCAGTGAAAAGTGGTACCAAAACTGCGGAGTCATCATTTATTTCTTCTTTTAAATCTTCTGCAGCATCTTCAATGTTATTGTCACTATAATTATAACTTTTGCTGTATTTACTAGATTTGGAGCTTGCTGCTCCATCCCACCAATTTGGCATATTACCACATCCTTAAACAGTTTTTATTAGTTCGTCTAAAATTTCCTTGATCGATTCTCCCCAACCGTAAACAATTCTTTCCATTATTTATCATCCTTTTTTATCTTACGGCGAGGTCTAGTTGCAATCCAGCTTGTGGCTCCGGATCCCACAAGCACGCCTAGAGTAAATACTAGACCGGACCATATTGTAAAGTCTTTTTTATTTGGCTTTTTTTCTTCCATCATTATCCCTCCTTTTTTTACAGCAAAAAAAGAACTGGAATTAATCCAGTTCTTTTGTTTCTATGTTTTCTTGTGAGTCTTTCTTCTTGCGTTTACCAACAACATAGCCAGCTGCAAAACCTGCACCAGCAGCTGCTACAACTGTAGTTCCAATCATGACCTTTTGCTTAGTTGTCATTGAAGCTTTAGCGATATCTTCGCGAGCAGCATTAACACCTTGTTTAACATCGTCTTTTGCCTGATTCATAGTTGTTTTGTTTTCTTTTTCCATAATATTTCCACTCCTATTTAATAGATTTTTTGAGGGATATTTTCTTCCCTTCACTATACTTATACAAGAAACAGTACCAAAATTTCACAATTTCAATCCTTTAAGAACGTTGCGTTCTCGGCTTTTTTTCTGATTCTCCACAAAGCGTTATCTATCTGTTTTGCTCTATAACCAGTCTCTTCCATAATTAATTTATAATCTGCCTGGCTGTTGTGATCCTCAATTAGGATTTCGAATATATTTTTCTCCATTGGGGTGAGCATCGAAACGAAAACCTTTTTTAACCTTTCGTACTCAATTGAATTAACAACCTTATATTCAAGGTCTTCGTCTTCCTGGAGCAATTCAATAAACTCTGTTTCGGTTTCATCATCTATGGTTTCATTTAAAGATACAGCTTCCAAAAGAGCCACCCTTTTGAATCTATTTATTCTCTTTAAATATTGAACTATCGCATTGTCACAAACATTAACAAAGAAAGTATAGACTCCCGATCTGCTTGGATCATAATTAAAAGTAAACGCTTTCCAAACTTTCAATTTAACTTCTTGAACAAATTCTTCTACCCTGGTGTAAATGTTATATTGTTTCAATTTATTCATTATAATATCCATGGTATCTTCGATCCCATATTCAAAGTATTTCTCTTCTTTAGTATAATAATACTTTTCCAACGCTTCCATCCCTGTCATCATAACCCTCCTAGTCTAATACTGTTTTACAATACAATTCCTCACCAATGAAATCATTGACGACTTCTTTAACTTTCCCAAAAACTTTTTTCTTTAAAGTTACTGACTGTGGCGAATAAGGCAATCTCAAATTCATCCAATCGGCTTCATCGTCATAGAGAACAACTATTTCTTTGGCTTCATTATATAATTTGTTCTCAGAATAAGCGTGTAAGAAACCGCAATCTAAACCTGTTTTAATATCATACGGCATTATTTTATCCCCATCATAATCGTACAATTTGCCATCAAATTCATTTAGTATTTCTTCGCTGTGATCGTCTACGATATATTGCATTCTCTTTTCGTAGAACCTTACAGTTTCTCTGGCTTCCTCGATTTCCTCTTCCTCCATACCCAACACTTCAAGTAGTTTTTCGGCTTTTTCTTTAACTACTCCATTCGTGCTCTTAATGAGTACCTTTAATTCTTCTGGTGTGATATTGTCGAAATAAAAACCTCCATCAAACATCACCAGAACACTTTCCCAAGCCAACATATGTATCCCAAACATATTCTCACTGTGGCCTTTATTTAAACGATACCTTTTAAGGGGTTTAAATTTATTCCAGTTAGAAAGAAAGTCTTTGTTCAATTTGCCAAAGTTATCTTCGTGACCGTAAAATTCTTTGAGTCCGTATAATTCTATTCCCTTTTCTTCGATACCATTGATATCGATTAACTCTAAAAAAGCATTGTAATTGGTAATGGTATATGGATAAGTTTTATCATTGTTTTTTCTAACATATTGATTATATCCATAGGGCACTTCGAATTCTATATCAGTTTTAATTCTTAAATTATTATAACTGGTGCAGTAAAAATGTGCTTTCATTTTATCTCCCCTTTTAGTTTGGCATTTACATAGATTATTTCATATAAAGGTAAATCTTCATCAGAAATAATACGGCCGGTATTTAAATTTAAGATATCATGAGGTTTTTTCATAAATAAGCCTTCTCCGCCGATTAATTCAAAGACCATGCCAGGATTTAATTCTTCGTATTTTTTTCTACAACTTGTATTGAAAGTTATTTTGACCTCATCTGTGATATCTCTTACAGGGGAACTTGCGTCTATATTTAAATTCATACCAGTCAACAAGTCAACATATTTAGTTCTGGCACCTTTTTTTGCCACTATACACTTTTTCTCATCGCATATAAATATACTACCACCATCTAAATATCTTATTTTAGACAATTTTTGTTCGGCTTCTTTAAATTTTAACTTTACTTTAAACACATCACCCAAATTAATTTCTTTTAGTTTATGGTATTTCATGGACCTTAAATTCAAAAATGAATTATCGAAACATTTATATAGTGTTTTTGACATTTTGTTTATCTTAAAAATGTCGCCAATCATTAATTCATGATATTCAATCTTTTTAGAATCAATTATATCATAAGTTACCTTTTGAGCTTTGGCATTCTTAAGCATTTGCTTATAACCATATACAGGAACTATTTCATCGTTCATTATGATGTTTTTCATTTTGATATAATAATCACCATCTATCGATAAAAAATCACCAGCCTTGAAATTCTTTACTCTTTTCATCTCTAAATCAATGTTCATTTTATTACCTCCTATTGGTGGACCTTAAAATAAAAAAATTACTTATAAGCTACTATATCGGGGTTCTCTAACAAGTCAACACTTACAGGTTCTATTCTTTTTAAGTCAATAACTTCGCCGGTTTCAAAGAAGTAATACTTATCCTGTCCTTTTATTATCTTACCGGAACTTTGCTTTAGCGTGAATATATCTCCGGGTTCTAACTTGATAAAGTTAATATCCTCAATACTATAATTTTCCAGTTCGGCTTTTTCATATTTAATTACTTCTGTATCGGAATTAAAATCGCTCGACATTTCAAAGCTGCTATAAGGGGAAATAACTTTATTCCCTTCAACTCTAATGAATACGTTATCGTGGAATCCAAAGACGTCACCTATGATTATTTCTTCAAACTTCACTGGTATTTCCCCTGGTTTCATTTTCTTGACTTCGACCTCTACACCGTTTGCATATTCAAAGTCTATCCCGTCTTTATTCTTTCTGAAAGTTTTTCCGCTTTTTACGTTTAAAACGAGATCTTTTTGCAGTTTTTTATAAAGAGCGCCTTTTCGATAAAATTTAAAGAAGGCACCGTCTTTCATTCTATCAAAGTAAGTTCTGGCGTTAACTTCTCTTTCTGCGTATTCAATATATACCTCTTCAATTTCCAACCCTTTAAATTTATTGTTAGAAACAAAGCCTCCTGGATATTCAAGATTATTCATATCTACACTAAATTCAGAGTTCGCTTTCATAAAGATAACACCTTTATCTGTGTCTGTTATAAAATGTTTACCTACTTCTAGTTCTATGATGTTAGTCACTTTTACCACTCCTTTGAAATATTATTTTTAACTTTTTAACTGACTTTCCACAATTAGGGCAGCCACTAATCTCATCATTAAATACCGCTTTGCCCTTATACCCACAATCACATTCAAAAAATAACATATACACCTCCAATAAAAAACGCCCTAATAGGGCGTTAAATGATAAATTCTTCAAATTCTTTTATTAGATCTTCATATTGATGCGACTCTTCCATTCTTTCTGGTGGTATCTTTAGAGCAACTTTATCATGTGCTAAATAAATAACACCATGAGCTTGCGCCCCTTTCTTTTTTAACTGATATAACTTCAATGCCTGCTCTCTTGTAAACCCTCGACCAGATGCTTTTCTATCATCTAAATGGACTATTTGACCCGGCTTTTTATTTGTTACCTTTAATTCGAGCCAGTAACTAACTCCATCTTTTAAAAGGTATGTATCAGGGATACCTCCGGTGAAGCTATCCGATAGATTCAATACCATAAAGCCATCCCTGCTGAAAGCATCTTTAACTTTCTGTTGGAAGTAACTCTCCTTCATACTCATCCCCCTCGAAGTTAATTAATTTATATCTAGCATTAACTCTCCACATTGAAGAACTATTATCTTCATAAATTGATTCCAACTCTATCGCTTTTAATCTTTCAGCAGCTGGTATTTCGAAAAAACTTTCGGTTTGAACTCTAAGTATTTGTTCTTCAACTCTTTCTACTTCATTTTGTAAATCATCAGCTATTTCTTCTAAGTTGCTGTATGATCTACCAATCATTTGTTTCACATAAGAACCATATTCCGGGTCCAAATCATCGCTGCCGAAAGTTGTAAAGAAGTATTTTTTGAATAAAGCAACTAATTTATCTATTCCTCTTAATCTTTTGAAAGGCCAACCATAAATATCTTTAGCTGCTTCTACCTGTTGATAAGGTGTTAAGTTTTTCTTTTCTTCTTCAGAAAGATTATCTTTATCTATTAAACCTAAATCGAAATTCATTTTATATCACCCTCTTTTATTATATCATTATTTTAAACATTAAAAAAGGTCATCGTCGGGGATAGCCGAGTTAGGGTCGTCAGCGATAATAGTTATAGGTTGTTTTACCTCCCAGAGAAATCTCGGTTTTGCGCTGCTATCAAACATAAATGCTTTAAGTTCATCATCATACCTTACTATGCCTTCTACGACGGCGCTTTCCACTTTTTCCGATTTTAAATCCAATATTCTTGGAACAATTTTTTCTTCGTATTTTCTCAAATCAACATGGCCGGCTATCATATGACCTTCGAAAATTAATCTCCCTTTGTAACCTTTAATGCCGGTGCATTTTCCTAAAGTATCTGGGTCAATAATTACATCAACTGTTTTAACGATAGGACCTTCTCCGTTTTCGTCGCCATAAGGGACTTTTATATAATGGTTATCAACATCTTCGAAATAATATCCATATACCCAGTCTCCTTCTTTAAATATATCCTTTGGAATTTTTGTTCTAGCTCTCATAATATTCATTTTTATTCCTCCACTTTGAAAAAGATATTTTGGTAAGGATTGTTCTTGTCACCGGTTAGAAAATATATTATGTCATCTTTTTTGAACGCTTTCTTTAAAACATTACCGTGAAACTTCACATAATGAGCAGCACCACAAAGGAAGTTATTGTGAACATGTAAATGAGTAAATATTTTATCGGCGACGTCAGGGGTTAAATAATCAAAAAATACTAACTCTTTTACTTCATCAGTAAACGGTGGACCAACTTCATCTCTATTGGTGTAAAGTTCCTTCCCTTTTTTGAAATCAATTTTAGTTACTTTCATTGGTGTCCTCCTAATTCATTTTGTAATATATTTCTTCTTCGGTTTCAGTATCAATAGCCGTCACATAAAGTGAATCCCTGTACATAAATAGATTGATTATCTCGTGACCTTTAATTTTAGCTACTTGTTCTGGATAGAGATAATTATCGGTATAAATTAAATTACCTCTTGCCAACTCACCATTGAAAAAGTTTTGAATACCTATCATTTCCATTTGATTTAATTCGTTTCTATTTTCGAATCTTTCTTTACCTAATATTTTATTCACTTTTATTTCCATTTGTTTTGCCTCCTTTTTTAAGATATAATTAAGTATAGGTAGGTTTCCCTACGCTATTCTTATAATGCAAAATAAGAAGTTATTTCAAAGGAGGTTTGAAATGTTTCCAGAAGAAGAGATACAAAAGATAACAAATAAAATTGAAGAGAAATTAGACCAGTCTGTTGCTAAGATATTTCCGGTCAAAGGTAAAAAACATACCCTTAAATTAGAGGAATTAAAGTTTGGTTCTACCAAAGCTTTGCATTCTCTAAAGAAACAAAAGGAAATAAAACTTAAAAATAGAAGTCTAACTCTTCCAGTCAGAGCCCATTTAACACTTTGGGATAATCTAACTGGTGAAAAAATTGATGATAAGACAGTTAAGATAATGAGACTTCCAGCACTAACCCAGAGATACACTTATCTTGTTGATGGTAATGAATATCAAGCATCAAATCAGCTGCGGTTAAAAGCTGGAGTATACACAAAGTTTGCTAACAACGGCGAATTACAGACTCAAATCAATGTTGGTAACAAACCAGGGTTCAAAATCAAGATGGACCCCGAAGATCAAATATTATACATTTCCGCCAGGAGTTCTAATATATCCTTATATGCCTTCTTAAAAGGTATGGGTATCAAAGATAGTTATATGGAACAATTCCTTGGGAAAGAGATCCTCGACACGAATAGACGGGAAAAAGAACACAGGACAAAGAAAGCTGTCAAGAACTTCGCCAAAAAGATAGTTTATTCAGATCACACCAATTTAGATAAAGCAAAAGAAGATATAAAAACATATTTCAATGAAGCTGAAATGGATAAAGAGACCACAGAAATTACTTTAGGTAAGAGTTTTGAAAGAGTGAATGCTGATTTAATATTACATGCTGCTCAAAAACTTATAAAAGTAATGCAGAATAAAGAGGAAGAAGATGACAGAGATTCTTTAGTGTTTAAGAAATTTATGTCAGTTGAGGATCATCTGTCAGAGAGAATTGATAAGTCGGTAGATAAAATAAAAAGAAATGTAGAATACAATGTAGATAATCACGAAGAAATTAAAAAGATAGTTTCTCCTAATTTGTTTAATGAACCGATTAAATCTTTTTTCACATCTTCCGATATTACTGCAGCTACTGAAATAACCAACCCATTGGCGGCGTTAGGTAATTACAGAAAAGTAACTATCATGGGCGAGGGTGGAATAAGTTCCCCCAACCAATTATCTGATGATATGATTAATATTAATCCTTCTCAATTTGGGTTCTTAGATCCAGTACATACACCAGAGTCACAAAAGATTGGTGCTAACCTTCATCTTGGTGTCGCTACTGACATTGAGGATGGAGAATTAAAGACCAGGGTAATCAATGCCAAAACCAAAGAAGTCGAAAAGATATCACCAAAACAAATGAGTGAATCAACTGTTGCCTTTCCGGACCAGTATGATAAAAAGAAAAAGAAGTTTAAAAATAAAACGGTTAAGGTAATGGATAAAAAGGAAGTTAATGAGGTTGACTCTTCTAAAGTAGATTATATACTACTCTCTGATAAGAGTATGTTTGACCACACAACTAACCTTATTCCATTTTTGCAAAACACTCAGGGTAACAGAGCAATGATGGGTGGTAAGATGCAGGAACAGGCATTATCTTTAAAGAACAGAGAAGCCCCTCTGGTACAGTCAGCAGTAACAGAAGACGGTTCCACCTTTGAGGAGTCTCTCGGCAATAACAATGCCATTAAAGCCCCTGTTGCTGGTGAAATTACTTCAACAGATCCACTAACCATTAAAAAATCTAACGGGGATGAAATAGAAATAGATACTTACGATAAGTTTCCACTTGGTGGGTCCTCAATGGTTACACATGAAATTAAAGTCGAAGTGGGGGATAAAGTTCAAAAAGGCGAACTCTTAGCTGATTCAAACTTTACTAAAGATGGAACAATGGCATTAGGTACTAATTTGAATGTAGCCTTTATGCCATATAAAGGCTACACATTTGAAGATGGACTTGTAATTTCAGATAGTGCAGCCGAAAAGATGAGGTCAGAACATTTATATACCTTCGAGTTTGAAAAAGATACCAATACGACAATGGATAAAGAAAGATTTAATATAATTTTTCCTAGAGAACTTAAAACAGATAATGCCCAAAAAATGGACGATGAAGGTGTAATTAAAAAAGGAGCGTTAGTCAAAAAAGGTGATAAGTTACTCGTTGCCTTGCGAAAGAAAAACTTAACTGAAACAGATTACCTTTTAAAGAATATTCACAAAAACTTAGCTCCCGATCAGGCTCCTTTTACGATTGAGTGGGATAATGAGAACGAAGGTGAAGTTAATGAGGTTGTCCGTAATGGTAATCTGATTAAAATTATTGTAGAAACTGAAGAAAAAGCAAAAGAAGGAGATAAAATAGTAGGTCGCTATGGGAATAAAGGTACTATCTCTAAGATTATTCCAGATAACGAGGCACCACACAATGAAGATGGTAAACCGGTTGAAATAATCTTGAACCCTCATACGGTGCCTTCGAGAATGAACCCGAGCCAGTTACTTGAAACTGCAGCAGGTAAAATTGCAGATAAAACTGGTAAGCCATATAAAATTAATAATTTCTCTGGTGAAGATTATTTGGATAAAATTAAAAAAGACTTAAAAAAGCACGGTTTAAGTGAAAAGGAAAAGATAATCGACCCTACCGAAGGGGAATTAGAAAATCCGATTTTTACCGGTAAACAGTATTTCTTAAAACTAAAACATCAAACTAAAAAGAAATTCTCAGCCAGAGGTGTCGGTGAAGGATATGATGAAAACGAACAGCCAATACAAGGTGGTAAATCATCAGGACAGTCAATGGATATTTTGACTAATTATACACTTCTTGCTCACGGTGCCAAACACAACCTCAAAGAAATGTCTACACTTAAGGGTCAACGCAATGATGAATTCTGGCGTAGTTTCCAGGTGGGTGCACCTTTACCTAAGCTTGAGACGCCATTTGTATTCGATAAATTCATTGATGAATTAAAAGGTCTCGGGGTTAATGTCAAAAAAGGCGAAAAACATTATCAACTGATGGCAATGACCGATAAGGACATTGAGGAAATGTCAGCAGGTGAGATTAATGATGCTACTATTGTAAGAGCTAAAGACTTAAAAGAAGAAAAAGGTGGACTCTTTGATCCGGATATTACCGGTGGTTTAGACACCGAGGATAAGGGTAAATGGTCACATATTAATTTAGAGGAACCAATACCTAATCCCGTCTTTAAAAACGCTATAGTTTCCATTCTGGGCATCACCAACAAAAAATTTAACAATGTCTTAGCAGGTGATGAGAAGTTAAATGGAAAAACCGGTGGTGAAGCAATTAAAGATGCTTTATCTCAAGTAGATATTGATGAAGCAATTAAAGAAGCCAAAGAAGAAGCGAAAAAAACAAAGTCAGCTCCAAAAAAAGATAGGCTGCACAAAAGAATAAGATATCTTAAAGCATTAAAGAAAACGGATAAAAGACCAGAAGATTATGTTCTGACTAAAATGCCGATACTTCCGCCAAAGTTCAGACCAGTGTATGAATTACCGAATGGCAGCTTAAATGTTTCCGATATCAATGAACTCTATAAGCATACCATCCTTGTTAATAAAGCCCTGAAACAAGATAAAGAATTAGGATTGCTTAATGAGAAGGAAATTGGGGATATGAGAAAGGAACTCTTTAAGTCGATGGAAGCGGTACAGGGTTTATCAGACCCTATCACCAATGATGCCGTAAGGCGAGGTAAGAAGGGTATCCTAAGAGAAATTGGTGGTACTTCCGGAACACAGCCTAAAAATGCTTTCTTCCAAAACAGAGTCATGAGGAAACGTCAGGATTTGACCGGTAGAAGTATTATTGTGGCTGGACCGGACTTAGATATTGATACGATAGGTCTACCAGAGGAAATGGCCTGGAATATCTTTAAGCCGCAGGTCATTAGAAAGTTAACACAGGAAGCGGCTATACCAGGAGCTGAAGCCAGAGATGAGCACTGGGAGAAACGAAGTGAAACCGCAAAGAAGATGTTAAAAGAAGTTGCCGAGGAAACACCGGTAATATTAAACAGGGCACCTTCACTTCATAAGTTCTCCACAATGGCTTTCAAACCAAAGTTGATAGAAGGTAAGTCGATTCAATTACCTTCACTGGTTACAGGTGGTTTTAATGCAGATTTTGATGGCGACTGTGCACTAGATGTCTGTTCTATCGGGCTTGATGAAGGTTTTATGGAATGGAACAAAGAAAAAATGAAGAAAAAATCAAAATCCCCATTGACTGAATACCCTTTAAGTGATATGATGTATGTATCAAACTATAAAGGGGAAGATAAAATGGTAGGACACATCGGAGAATTAATTGTTGATGGAGAGTTTGTTTCAGGGAACATTCATTTAAAGAAATTCCCGAGAATAGAAGAAAGTAAGGAAGTGAAGGATAATACTGAAATATACGACGTTCCAGACGGTGTAACTGTTCTGGCTATGGATGAAGAAGGAAACAAAAAGTGGATGCCGGTGAGTAAGTTCCACATTCACAAAAACCTGAAAATGAGAAAGATCAGAACTAACAGACTGAATGATTATTTAGTATCTGACGATCACTCATTAACAGTAATTAATGATGAATTAAAAATAAAAAAATCAGTCGGCGAGATTAACGATATGATGCCAGTAGTTACAGAGATAGAAGAACCGGAAGACCCTATTGATGTTATTACACCGATTAATGATTCTTATGTTAATGCCGGCTACAATTCAAGGTTAAAAAAAGAAATACCATTGAATAAAGAGACCGGATATATATTTGGTGCCTTCATTGGTGATGGCAATGCTACTCTTAGTAAAGGTAAACTAATTAATAAAATTCAACTTTCTAATTCAAGTGAACCTTTAATAAATAAGTGGAAAGAAATAATTTCAAGTTGGCTAAATGAAGAAATTAATTTTAACACTTATGAAAAGCCGCATACCTGGGAAGGTCATGATTGTATGTCGATAGTGACTGAATTTAGCGAAGGTAACATCGCTAAAATGTTCTACGATTTATTCGGACATGGTGCTGAAAATAAGCATTTACCTTCTTGGTTTATGAATACATCCAAAGAGTTCAGATTAGGTTTACTATCTGGATTACTTGATACTGATGGTTCAATCACAGAAGTGAAAGCTAAAGCAAAAAAGAAAAAACAGGTTCAATTTTCTTATCATACTAAGTCGCTAGAATTATCTAAACAAGTGCAGCTGCTCTGTAAATCACTAGGGCTTAAATCTAATGTAACCATTTATGAACAAAATGATATGGAATACCAAAACGTATCAATGTCATCAGTGACAATGGAAAATGTAAAAGATGACCTATTAATAGTTACTGAAAATAGAAAAGAAGCTTTATCTAAATTAAAAACAGATGCAGTGGCATCTTCTAGATATGACTTAGTACCCTTACCAGAAAAATTAGGGCAAAAAATAAGAAGTGCGGTAGGTTCTAAAGAAAGAAAAATCTATGCACCTATTTCAAACACTATGAAAAAAGGTTATACTTCGAGATTAGTTGCTAAAAGAGCAATCAAAAAACTCGGTGATGAATTCTTTGGAGAAGGTCTTATGAAAAAGTGGAAAGAAATAGTCGAAGATGAAACTGTAACATGGGCTAGAATAACTAAGATTGAGGAATATACCAAAGAAACAACTGCTTATGATATAACAGTCCCCGACGTCTGGACATTTACTTTAGCCAGTGGTCTTGTTGTATATGACACCATGGCAGTACACGTACCTGTATCCAAAGAAGCCAAAGAAGAAGCCTTAGAAAAAATGCTACCTTCTAAAAACTTATTCAGACCGGGCCATAATAACTTTATGTACACTCCCGGACACGAACAGATTCTAGGATTGTATTATCTAACCAAAAACCCGGACAAGAAGGAACTTAAAGGAGAGTATTCATCTAAGTCAGAAGCTTTGAAGGCATATCGTGAAGCTAAAAAGAATAAAGAAAAGTGGTCCAAAGAAGATCCTATCAAAGTTAATGGTGACATAATTACGATTGGTAAGATCATTGTTAACCAAGTGTTGCCCAAAAAGTACCGCAAATATGATAAAGCCATAGATAAAGGTTACCTAAAGAAAATGTTTAGCGAACTTGGGGAAGACGAGGAATTCGATAATTCCAAGTTGGCAGACATCGCAAATGAACTTAAAAATTTAGGTAACGAACATGTCTACAAGCGTGGCTTTACTGTAGGTATCTCTGATTTGGATATTGATAAGAAAAAGAAAGATAAAATCTATGACGCAGCCAAAAAGAAAGTAGAGAAAGCGAGAAAGAAACCCAAAGAACAGGCTCAAAAAGAAATTGCTAAAATAATGAATGAAGCTGAAAAGAAAGTCTATAAACAAATCACCGATGACAACCCAGACAACGCCTTTGTAGTAATGCAGCGTTCAGGTGCTCGTGGTAACGAACACAATGTAAGACAGATTTTAGGTGGTCCGGGTATTCTAGCTGACAATAAAAACGAAATCGTACCAGTGCCTGTAACTAAATCATATGGTGAAGGTATTGATACAGCTGATTATTGGACTACAATGTATGGTGCTCGTAAAGGTATGATTGATAGAGCTAAGTCTACAGCCGAACCGGGTGCGTTTAATAAGGAATTAATTAATAATACT